GTGGTGGAATTGGTAGACACACTGGATTTAGGTTCCAGCGCCGCAAGGTGTGAGAGTTCGAGTCTCTCCGTCCGCACCACCTTATAAATCAAGGCTTTACCAGCCTTAGATGACCCTCCTGTAGCACCGCTGGATTCTCGCTGTAGCGAGATTGTGACAAGCCCATATCGAGAACACTGACGGCATTTCGTACCCTGGCCGGTGCAAGATGCGCGTATTTCTCGGTCATCTGGATTGTCGAATGTCCCAGCAAATCACGAATCTCAATGAGCGGCACGCCGGCGGACACCAGCCATGCCGCACACGTATGACGTAAGTCATGGATCGTGAAGTCTGTTATTCCTGCCTTTATACAAGCGTTATCGAAACCCGTTGAGGGGTCGGCAACTCTTGCCCCGTTTTTCCTCGTAAATACCCATGGCGTTGTTGGGCAATATTCCGCCCGAACAGCCATCCTTCCTTTAAGTGCAGCCAAAGCCCCTTCATTCAGCGGAATACTTCTCCGCTTGGCGGCTTTGGTGTGCTCCCCATCCAGATATATCAGCCGGTTGGCAAAATCGACCCGGCGCCATTCAAGCCCCAGCATTTCCTCTTTCCGGCAACCGGTGTTCACGGCCAGCCGGATAAAGTCCTCGAGCATGTCGCCGAACCGCTGCTTTCGCACAATCCGACACAGACCGTCGACCTCTGCCCGGGTGATCCAGCGGACCCGGCCCTCTGGCTCCTTCAGCTTTCGACCCTTGACCGGGTTCGGCAGCTTCCATTCCAGTTCCGTCACGCACCAGTTGATGGCGGCGGACAGTGCGGCCAGCTCCCGGTTGATCGTGGCCGACGACTTGCCGGCCTTGGTCCTGGCTGCCGAGTACTCCCGCACGTCCTTGCCCGAAAGCTCATTCATCATCATCCCGGCGAAGTGGCGCTGCAGCGACTTAACCCTGAACTGGGTGGTCGCGAAGCTTTTTTGCGATGATGCGGCATTGCCCAGGTACTCGACCATGACCTCCTCGAATGTCCTGGGCGGATCCACGCCCAGCTCCTTCTGGCGCCAGGCTGCGCCGCGGTGCTCCTGCTCTAAGGCCTTGGCTGCTGCGTAGTCCTCGGTGCCAGCAGAGCGTCTAACGTACGTGCCATCTGCTGCGGTGAAACTGATCCACCAAGTTTTACCTCTTTTATAGGGCATACCTTCTCCTCGGGTACGCCGCCCGCGACCGGGAGGGTATCAGGGATACCGGCCTCGATCATCTGGACGAGCTTTTCGTAGTGAACGCGCAGCGGGCCGAAGCCGCGCACGCAGGGAATCTTCCCGGCTTTCGCCAGGGCGTAAGCCGTCGTGCGGCCGATGCTCAACATTTCGGCCGCCTGGCTGATGGATATCAGGCGCATTGGTGCTCCGCGCCGCGCTCGGCGGCAGGCTCTTTAATGAATGGTCACGCTGTCCTGCCCAACGGCAACTTGGCGTGCCTGCTTTTCGGTGCGGAAGGACATGTGCTGCTTGATGCCGCCGCAGTCGGCGATGACCCACCAGAAGCCGCCAAAGCGGTGTGGGCCTTTGATGATCTTGGTGATGGTCACGGTGTTTTCCTGGCGGCAGAAAGATTTACGCGGGGCGCGCCTTCTGGATGATGTAAATGACGATGCAGCCTGTGGCACAGATCCAGACCAACGTACCGAAGCCCGCGGTGATCAGCGCTGCGTCGGTGCCGTGATCGAGCATTTCTGGGAAGGCATAGGCGAACCAGAGCAGGGTCACCAGCAGGTACAGCAAGGCGCCAATCAGGACTTCGAACAGTTTTTTTGCAGACATGGTGTGCTCCATGCCGCGCGTGGCGGCAGAAGGGGGTTATTCGGGTTTTGCGGGGAACCACTCGCTGTCGTATTCGAACTGGGTCACCAGCTCAGGCGTGAGACTTGGTAACTGGCGCTCGAAGACCAGGTAGCCGAAGGGCTTTTCGATCCATTCAGGGGCAAGCTTCATGAACTCGCCCTTGTAGATCCGCAGCAAGTGGTCCGCCGCTTTCTCAAAATCTTCCTCGCGATAATTGCCATCGCAGGTAATGCCGTTGCTGACGCGCCAGACGGTGCGCTTCGGCTGGGCTTGGGCCGATTTGATCTTCTGGTCCATCTGGTCACGGGCATAGATGAGCTGGTCCAGGGTCAAGACGGCGACCCAATCGTCAGTGCTGACGCTCTGTTCGTGGCCGAGGTGGCACTTGATTACGGGCATAGAACTTCCTCACCCGCTGTTTTCTGCGGCAGATGGTGGGGATGGGATGGGTTAGGCCAGATCAGCCAGCGCGAAGACAATGCCCCGGCAATAGCGGTCCACGTCGTCCAGCACTTCGAAGGTGGCGTGTGGGATATCGGTCTTGTAGGTCCAGGAGTAGCCATCCTCTTTGCACCACAGCGCCTCGATGGGTTTTGCCTGGGCCTTGCGCTGGAAGTACTGCTGCAGCTCGTCGTCATCATCGATGCTGTCCCGGTCGGGCAGCACGCCTTGGGCGTCCACCAGCGCGGTTCCACCGTTGTAGCAGCCGACCTCTTCCTGGGCGGCGCCTTCGAATTCCATCAGGTCGTCGCTGGCTCCGTAGACGATCACCAGGCCACTTTCCTTGGCGATCTGGATCAAGTCCTTGTGGATGCGGCAGGGGTAAGCGATCCCGCATATACGGTCCGCGAGTTCTTGTTTGTTCATGACATAGCTCCGCCCGCCGTTCACCGGCAGGCATGTAGGTGGATTGGGGTTATAAAGCGAGTTCGACTTGTGTTTCGCGCTGCCAGATCGGAGAACTGTTGTGGCTCTCGATGCGGTCGGCTATGACGTTGGCGCGCTGGCCGGCAGTTGGTGGGGCATACATGCCGAACCGGCTGATGCTTCCGCCGTTCACCGCTGCGTTCGTTGAGTCAGCCGAAGCGAAGGGAAGATGCTGGAAGATCGCGGGGTCGAGCATGCGCAATCCGTGCAGCTTGCATGCTGGTCTGCCTTTCTCATCGCAAATGGCATCCATGGCCGAAGCCATTCGCTTCCACCATGCCGCGGTTCCTGGCGTTGCCCATTGCCCTGAACTGCCGATGGCAACTGTTCTCCAGCACCTTGCCAGTCGCTGCAGTCGGTCCAGCGATTCGTGCAAGTGCCACACAGGAACGCCTCGCAACTCTTCCGGCCACTGCCGCACAAGATCGTCGTTGGCCTCTTCATCCCCGTCGATCACGTCAGGGATCAATGCCCACGTGAATCCTGGATGGCGGTGCCAATCCTCGACCCAACGGGTATAGCCATCGACATCCAGTTCGCCACCTTTCTTCCATACCGAGAAGGCGCCGTTGTCGAACACAAAGGATTTACAGACGTCAGCGACAATGCCTATGTCGTCCTGGCGTGGAAACGGCACCAGGGCGTGCCGGCCGGCAAGGAACCGGGCGCCGTCCTGGCGGGTGCCACCGACCGGCGTCCCGTGGTATGCAATCATCCGCTCAGCCTCACTGTTTCGATCTCGACGCCCTGGTGCGTGGCGATGATGGTTTGATCGCCGCCCAAGGATTCGGCAAGATGATCAGCGATCTGCTCATGCCAGCCTTTTTTGATCAGTGCGGTAGCCGCCTTTATGTGCTCGACGTGGATCATGGCTGTAGACCGCAACTCCAGACGGTAGATGATCGTTTCTCCGTCGGACGGGCAGACGGCGGCGAAGGTGTGTCGGTAAATATTCATGGCCTGGGCCCTCTATACACAAGCCAGGCCATGTAGAGCAGGGGGAGGATCATGGCTGTGGCTCCTTCATCGCTGCCGCTGCAATCGATTCGATCTGATCGCAGTAGCCGTAGATGTCCTGGACGCTGTTCTGTCCGTTCACACAGTCACGAACGGTTGGGCGGATGTTGCCGTCGACCTGGGTGGTGATGGCCTGGAGGGCTTTGTGCAACGCTTCGTTCTCGGCGAGCAGAGCAAGAACTGCGGCGGGGTTGGCGGCTCGGTAGTAGGCCTCAGCAGCACCAAACTCATGACCAATGCCATAGAACTGAACACCAATTGCTACGCCGTCATAGTTGCAATAGTCCGCCTCAAGCTCGACTTCGCCACTCCCTCCGCAATGCGGGCATTCGATATAGCCGTTTCCTGATTTTTCTTCGGCTGTATCGAATTTTTGCGGGGTAGCAGCCTCGGCCAGCCGCTTCAGTTCGGTGTAGTCGGTCATGGCGTCACCAGTTCGTCAGGGACTTCAAAGAAGCTGAGCCGCCCCTTGAGCGGGGTGAACGGCAGCGGCTTCGGATCGCGCATAAGGAAGGCCTTCTGCCCCATGTACCAGGGCGAGTCGCTTGCATCCAGACTGTCGACCAGCTCAACCGAGCCGATGATGCCGCCTCGCTGCAGGGCATTGAACGATGGGAAGCGCTGATACAGATCCATCGAGCCAATATCGTGCACCAGGTCCAGCGCCTCGTCGTACTCCCCGCGTGTCATTCCCTGCGATGCATGCACCAGAAACCGCCCGCGGTACTTTGTGTGCCAACTCCGGTTCTCGATGTCCTTGCCGCCGTGGATGATCAGCCAGGCCCATGGCTGGCGGATGGATAGGGCCTTCATGGCGTCACCTCGCGGCGTGCCCACCAGCAGACTGGGCCGTCGTCCGTATCGTGAATCGCCAGGCAGAACCAATCCTCGCCTTCCGGGCGATCAGGTTCCCAGTAGCTGCAATCCGGGTCGCCTGCTTCGAAGTAACGCTCCGAGACCGCTTCGTCGCTGTGGTATTCGAGCGCAACCATCGCCACCTCCAAGCGCTGTTCAGCGATCCAGGCTTTGGACTTCTCACCATCGCCCTCTTCAAAATCAGGCAGGTCGGGGTGTTGGAAAAAGCCGTTCTCGTCACGCACGACTGGGGCTGGCTGGATTAATTTGATTTCTTCAGGCATGACTTCGTCCTTGCCGCTATAGCGGCTGACTTTGAAGGGGGAGGCTGGCCATTAGCCTCGATAGAGGTATTGGCCGAGATAGGTGAAGATCATCGCTCCGCTTGATGTCGCTCAAGGAGAGGGCTATGTCGCACAATCTGGATCTGCCGATTGTCCGCGAATACCACGGGCATGAACTGTTCCTGAAATTCGATTGGGAGAAACCCAACGACCTGGCTCCCATCGCTGCACGTGTGCTGGTGAGCTGCGATGTGCCCGGTTTAGCCAGCACTGTGGGGGAGTTACATGGGCCGTGGGCCAACTACCTTGATGCTGTTGCCGAAGCGATCGCAGTCGGGGAGCGTTGGGTCGACAGTCAACTTGCTGAAAAGACTATTGCTGCGGACTTGGAGCGTAGCCAGGAGCAGGCGACTGGCTTTCTGCCTCTGAGGCGAGGTTGAGGGCGGCTTCGATAGCGGCGTCTACAGCGGCGTCGAACCTGTCCGAGTGGAAATACATCACGTCCCCACCGTCCGTTACGGCGGCGTCCTGGATCTTCTTGAAGCGATATGGCGTCACTTTTCGCAACCAGCGATAACGCTCTGCATCCCGCTCTGCCGCCTCCCGCGCCTGCTGCTCTGCGTAGCGCCGCTGTTCCAGGCTGTGCAACTGCTCTTCGCACTGGTTGAGCATTTCTTGCAGGGCGTTGATCTTCAGCTGCTGCGTGTTCCAGGCCAGGGCAGCGTTATCGCATTCCTCCGGATCGACTTGCTCGCAGTGAGGGCAGCGCGCGTCCTCGTAGTCACCAGTGTCTGCTATCTGCCCACCACCAAGACAATGGAAGCTGGGGTAGACCTCGCCGCATCCTTGGCACTCGACCACGAACGGGCCGCCGGTGTTGTCGTGCGTCACGAGGCCCAATGCTTTGCGCTGGGGATGGTTGTTGCAATGTGCTTCGCTCATGCTGCCTCCTGCTGCTGTTCCTGGCGCAGCGCCTGCTGCACCGCTTCGACAACCCGGCGCAGATACGTGAATTTGTGGTTCTCCTCGACCGCTTTGTCGCCAAGCGGGTAATGCCACTCCTCGCCAAACAGCTCCGTCAGCAACTCGCTTTGATGCCAGCATTCGCTGGCGCTCTCGATATTGCGCAAAACATCGATGTCGCACCAAAGCGAGCGTGCCTCCTCCTTGCTCAGCTCGCCCAGCTCCCATTCGTGTCGCCCGGTCTGCTGCCGTCGGCGCTGGACGATGCATTTCTTGGCAAAAATGTGGAGAGCTTCACCGCTGAACACGGTGGGGCTGATGCCGCGATCCAAGCAATTCAGGATGTAGTGCCAATCGCATTGGGCGACGAACTCTGCGACGGTGCGCGGCCCCATTCCTCCCCAATACGCGTTCCAGCTGTTGTCCCAGCAGTTGATGGTGATCTTGCCTTGGGCGGTCTGGTAGTTCGGATTGGACTCGGTCGGGCAATCGCGGCGGCCGAAGTCCTCGAGGAACACGGTGATGGGGTCGAGCCGTGGCGCGCCGGTGATGACCAGCTTCGTCACTGTCGAGCGCTCAACCGTCAGCGGCTCGGTCTGTTTGTTTTCTGCTGGCATAGCTATGTCCTTTGCCGGGGCATGCCCAGGCGGTGGAGGGTAGTAGTGGAAATCCCACAAGAGGATGGGGTGTAAGGCGGGCGGCATCCTAGGTGCGCATAGCGGGGCAGGCGTGCCCCAAGCTTGATGCGCAACCCATACCGGAGCTCTACCGCATGAAACGAGCAATCGAAGACCTGATGTACCAGATCCTGATCGACCTAATTTTTCGCGCTGTCACCTGGCTCGCCGAGTGGATCTCTGCCGTTCCATGTCCATGATTTACGCCGCGACTGCCTGCCGTTCCTCGACGCGCCACGGATCGTTCGCCCGGGCAAGCGCTGCCATCGGGGGCGGGCTGACGCTGTTACCGCACATGTGCACCTGCTGGGTCTTGGTGAACGGCTTGCCGTCGGCGCCGTGGCTGATGACATAGTCGGCCGGGAAGCCTTGGGCCTTGTACAGCTCGGACGGCTTCAGCATCCGCAGGCAGATGTCGACGATCACATACGGTGTACCCTTGACCATCACGGTGACCATAGCCAAGCGATCCTTGGTGGTGATCGTCGGCGCTGGCGCATCGCAGGCACTGATGTTCTCGGTGCCGTAGTAGCTGATCAGAAAGGCCGCGACGCGAAGGGCACCGTCTTCATGCTCTGGCGACAACTTGTAATGCAGCAATGCATGATGCTCGGCGCCGGCGGTCATGGTCGGTACTGGCTCATCTACTCCGCGACCAATGCAGTTCCGGCGCAGGGTGGCTAGGCTGGCGCTCACCAACTGCTGCTGGCTGCCGGTGTTGGTCACCGTGGTCAGAGGCTCGTCCATGCCCTTTGCAAACGTGGTGTTGAAGCCGCCGTTCATCTGGGCCATGAACACAGTAGATATCCCCATAGCGTGAGCCGCGCCGGCAGCGCGCTGGTAGTTACCGCCGCTGGTGATGGTCGGCAATGGCTCATCGAGCGCTTTGCCAGCGTCGTTGAACCTGAACTTCACCAGGTGCGCCGCGGCGAGAGCATGTTTCACACCGCCAGCGACAACTGTGCCCAGCGGTTGATCCAGGCCCGGCACCCGTGGCTCTTGCCCTGGTCGTTCGCCATATCCCGATTGAATCAACGTTGGGCTGATCAGAGTCAGCTCGCCGCGGTTTGCGCACGTCACGGTGGGTAGCGGCTCCATGGGGTCGTTAACCCTGACGCTTCCCTGGTGTGTGGCGGGTGCGATGACGGGGCTTGCCATGGCGAACGAGCCGCCGCGAGGCCAACTGGTAATAGTTCGCAGAGGTTCGTCGGACGATTGCACTGCCTCCCCAGACCAGTTCGCGATGGGCACAATGAACGGCGCCGGGTTGTCGATGACAAATTTCTTCATGCCCTTGGCAACGCGGCGCAGGGTGGCCGGGGCCAAGTCCTTCTTGCGACCGAAAATGCTTTTGCCCAGGTCGCTGAAGTCGATGCAGTCGGCGGCGGTCTTCCACTTCTGCTGGCCTTTGACCGGGTTCTTCGCGTGGGTGGGCTCCGGCCATACGATCGGCTGCCCATCGCACCGGGCGATCATGAACAGGCGTTCCCGGCTGGTCGGGGCACCGAAGTCGCATGCCCTGATCACGCGCCACTCAACGGCATAGCCCAGGCGCTTCAGCTCGGCGACGAACACAGCCCAGGTCTGTCCGCGGCGTTTCGGGTCAGGCACCAGGAACTGCTGGTGGACAGGAACCACCTCGCCAGGCTCAGCGATATCGCCGCCCAGTTTCACAACGCGGCCGGTAACCTTGCAGCGCTTGGCGATCAGCGGACCCCATTGAAGGATCTGCTTCACGTTCTCCAGGCTGATGACGCGGGGCTTCTTCTTGCCGGCCCACTTCAGGCCAATCCACGACAGGTTGCGGATCTCGCGCTTGCGCGGCTGGCCGCCGGCGGCCTGGCTGTGGTGAGTGCAGTCCGGCGACATGTGAAACCAGCCCACCGGCCGGCCACCGCATTCGGTATCGGGATCACCCTCGAAAACGTCGGTGGTGAAGTGCCGGGCGGCGGGGTGGTTTACCGTGTGCATGCTGATGGCCGCGGGGCTGTGGTTCTTTGCCACCGTTACAGCCCGGCCCAGGCCAATCTCCAGGCCGGTACCGGCGCCGCCGCCACCGCAGAAGAAGTCGACCACGATCTCGTCATCCTGGGGGTTGAAGCCGAGTCCGTATTGGGTTTTGAAATCGAAGGGGTGTTTCTTCTGGTGTGCGGACATAGAAGATCCTCGCCGGCTGGCGTGAAGTGGTGAAGTAATGGAAGATCTAAGCGTGGTGAGCATTCAGAGGAAGAAAGGCATGACCCAGAATCAACAGCGTGCGAAGGACAGGTTCTTGTCGTTTTTATTGTTGTCAGTATTTGCTGTTGTATTGGCAGTAATTGGGGCGGTTGGAGCATACAGATATACTTTTGGCGGAGCCCTAGCAGTTACGTCTGTAGAATGGTCCAACTTCGGCGGATACATCGGTGGGCTTTTCGGCCCGCTTGTATCATTTGTTACCTTGCTTGCTGTTCTAAAAACCGTATATATGCAGCGAGAGCTTCTAGATGTGCAGAAACACGAGTTTATGAAACTCCTTGAGTTTCAGCGGCTTGAAGCACTCAAACAAGATGAGCAACTATTGCTCGCAAAGTCTGAAGCCAATAGGGCTAAGGTTCAGGCTTATCAGGCGACGATTCTGAATGTATTGGAAAGTTTCAGTAATGAGTTCAGGCTTGATTCCAATGAAATGTTAGCTGCTGCTGAGAAGACCGCGTCGGCAGGCCGTCCTATTCTCGACAATATGGAGGCAGAAGCGAAGTATAGAGCGAGTGCCGATGCGGCAAGAAAAAAAGTCGCCGACTTGAAAATTTTAGCTTTGGAGCTTTCCGTTGCTGAATTTGCGGATGTGCATGAAATTAAAGACAAGTTTGCTCCGGCGTTACTGCACATACTGGAAGCTGAGAAAAAAACTGAGTAATGTCGGCACGCTGATCCTCACCGGTTGGCGTGATTCGAGTTTGTGGGCTATTGGTTGATGGCCCGGCATCGGGCCGGATCAAGGCGTGTTGCTTGTTCCGCAGTTCCGGCAGTCTTCCCGGTAGCGTTGCGCGTCACTGATGAACCGGCCGCAACCCTCGCAGTTGAAAATCATCATGCGTGGCGGCTTGGGCTTGACCAGCTTTATGCCGGTGCCGCGCAGAGCTTCTTTGATATTGACGTCCTGGCGGTGCACCAGACGTCGCTTGATGGTGTCGATGTAGTCGCAGGACCAGAGCTTGCGTTGCCCGCGCTGCGCCTGGTCGGCGAACATGAAAGCGGCGCCCTCGTGCTCCAGGTTGGCGGCGAGATCGAGGTTCTCAGTCACCATGCCGCGACGTGTGGCCCCCACCCAATAGACGTCATTGCCGTTCCAGTCGCCGCAGACCTGAACGTAGACGCGGCATCCAGGCACCAGCGTCGCCTGGTTGGCCTCCTCGTCCATCAGTTGGCAATCGACGCCGTGGTGAGCGCGTACGTCGATGTAGGCCTTCGGCCATGGGATGTCGGTGTCTCGGTGATTGCAGGCCTGCTCCTTGGTGAACAGTTCGGTCTTATCCAGGTCGGTGACGTAGCCACGCCCATCCTTGGCCCAGAAGGTCAGCCCGTCGCCGACGTGGCTGCGACTGTCCTGTAGGTAGAATTCGTTTGGCACTGGTTATCTCCAGTCAGGCGCCGCCCTCCGTGACCGGTGGTGGCAATTTGGTTTGGGTTGGGGTATTACGACTAATGATTGAGGCGAAGGGGGTGGTAATGAAGCAAGTTACGGATCAAGAAGTAGACGACGCAATCGACATTCTGGTGCGGTTTGTTCGTGATTTCCTCGACACGAGTGCCAAGAATACGCCTGATGTCGATGAGGTCAGTGCCGCTGTCAGAACCCTGGTAGATGCGAACCGGTTCAACCCCGAGGATTACGAGATTAAGAATTTGCTGCGTGTCAGCGAATCAAAAAAAGGCGTCTCGCACGTCGAGCTCCATTCTCACCTTAAGAACCTTGCTCCTTACGAAAAAGAACGGCGTGACATGGAAAAGCGGTGGGCTATTGGTGGCTATCCTGAAAACGAAGATCCCTTTTTGGACTAGCAGCACTTCACTGCTCAACGCCGGTCGCGGCAAACGCTTCAAGCTGCCGCGACCACTTTTCCTTGATGACCAATTCCGGTCGCGACATGCTAATGAATCGTTCCGACTCGGCGGCAGGCGCTGCGGCCAGATTGATGATGAGCGTCGAAGCTGTCTCCTGCCATTCCTCGAATCCGTGGCGCTCGCCAAGGATCTGAAGCGCATCATCAAGCGCTTTCGAAACAATCAGCGTGCGCTTCTCGGCGCCGATCCGATCGAGCAGCGCCTTCTCCCTGGCTCGCTTGTCCTTCTGCAGTTGCGCATTGCTCTTGGCCATGGCCTACCTCTTCAATTCCACTGGCTGGCAGTGCCAGCCAGGTCTGTCGTTTGCGTTGTTGGGTGCGGAAACGTCTCACGCTGCTACCTTCACCTGATGCCAGGCGCCGGCGGCGTAGAACAGTTTTGCGGCCTGGGCCTCATCCATCGATATCTCGTCCGGGATGGCGATCCAGCCTGACGCCACCAGGTGGTTTGGGTTGGCACTGTTGCGCAGCTCCAGGTAGTAATGCTCAATGGCATCGGTCAGACGCTCGACCTTGTAGATGCCCTCCGGCGAGATCTCCACCGACTTGATGTACTCGGCGCCGCGCTCGTCTCGACACATGGCGCCGATGTAGATGGTCCAGCGGTAGGAGAAATCGAAAATAGCGTTGGCAATCGCTAGGCTGCGGATCTGCCGGCAGCTCTTCCAGTTCACCATGATCTGAGAGCCGCTTGGGTCGATGTTGACGACGGCGACATGGTTGGTCCTGAGCAGCGCCCGGCAGCTTCGTTCAGCCCGGGCGAAACCGTTGTTGGGCTTTCGTTTCGACTTCATAGCGAGTCCGCCATTTTTCGCAGCGCCCGACGTTCAGCCAGGGTGAGCTTGCGTGGTTTGCGCTTGAGGACCGTTTCAGGGTCTATTTTTTCTGATCGCTTGGCTGGTTCTGGATTGATTGCCGGACTTTCGCCGATAGTGATCCTGCCGCCAGCGGCCAGGTGCTGCTGGACCTGAATGGAAAGCTCCATTGCTTTTCACGCCGGTATTCGATGTCCGATTTGAGGTTGCTGATCATGCTGCCGCCTTGACCAGTCTCACGCCGGCCATGCTGAATTTAGAGCCCTGGTCAGCAACGAGTGCATCGAGCGCTTCCCAATCCACAGTGAGAACGGACATAGGGGCCTGCCCGTATGCCACGGCCTTAATCAGGGCCTCCAAGTCGACTACTTCGGCCTGAAGGTTTGAATCCGCCACCGGCACGCTTGCCGTCTTTGTCACTGGCGCAGTCGACGTCGTAGCGTGCTGGGCAGCCCTTGCTGGCGCAGGTGAAGAGAGGGCCGGTGCTTCGGGTGCTGCGCTGGCCTTTTCTTCTTCCTCGATGCGCTTAAGCTCCTGCTGGCGAATCGACTCGCGCAAGTCTTCGGCTTTCTTGTCCTCGGCCTTTTTGTGTTCGTCGATCCGAACCTTGATCAGCGATATCAGGTCCTCGTTGGCTTTGAGCACCAGTTGCTGAATATCGTTGAACAGGAAGGCGTGGTCAGGCGCAAGCTCGGCCAGGCTGCTCAGGTTCAAGCGGATAGCGTCGGCGGACTGGCTTGCGGCGATCTTGGCCCGGGCCAGCTCGGTATCGACGGCATCCTGCAAGCTGGCGATCGTGCGCTTGTTTTTCATAGCGCCGGCGAAGTCTGCGGCGACTGCCGCCAGGGTAACCCGGCCCAGCGTCTTGTTGATCGCTGCGACGTGGTCCGTCAGGGATTGTTCGGCCTTCTGCTTAATGTTCGTTTTCACCAGAAGCTCTTGGGCCTTCACCAGCTTGTCGACCTTCAGCCGAGTCTCGCGGGCATGGGCGCTGATCCGGTCCAGGGATGAGAACAGATCATCGATGCTTTGTGTCTGCGACAAGGCCTGTTTCTTCGCTGCTGCGACCGCCTCTTCGACATCACCGCACCACTTGACGGCCTTTTTCGCGTCCGCGAAGTCTTGATCGGTGGTCAGCGTGGTTTTAACCGAGTCAATCACCGCCAGTGCCGATTGCTCGAACACTTTTAGGTTGCTCGCGGTAACCATGCCGGTCAGCTCGATGCGCAGCGCTGGCAGCTCATCCGGGGCCTTTCCGACCACAATTGAAGGCGCATCCGCGATTACGTGGGCAGCCAGGTCAGCTTCGAACTGTTTCCATCCTTCGATCAACTGGGCTGCGCGGCCTGGGACCGGCCGGTATTCCATGTGGACGAAATTATCCATGGTGCCGTCCGAGCACACGAAAATCACGCGCTCGGCACCGCTCACTAGGAGTTGCTGTTCGAGCTGCCAGTAGTAGTGGGGCTCCAGTTCGCCGGCTTTAACCTGGGCGACCAGGGATTCGTTCCAGAGCTTGTGCTCGAACAGGGTCTCGCCAAGCATTGTCGCGCCGTCCATGGACGCCAACAGGTTGCCCTCGGTACCGACGACCGGGTAAAGCTCTTCGCCGATCATTGCTTCCACCAGGGGCCGGGCCATAGCTTCAGTGGCGTGGCCTTTATCGAAAATGTACTGCTGCGCCGGAGTGACGTCAGGAGTGATTCCGGTTTTCTTCTGCGTCAGCAACTCGGTTCGGGTCTGGTACTTCGAAGCGCCTTTCATGGCCGGGGCTTCGGATGCAGTGAAGAACTTGCCGCGCAGTGCGTGCCACTCGGCGGAGCCTTGAGCTACGTTATGGATTTTCATGCTGCGTCTCCGTCGATGGCTTTGAGGTTGTTGATTTTTTCGATCTGAGCATCGCTCAGCGTGTATTTGCTGCTGATTGTGGCGATCAGATGCTCCGGGCTGGTCCGGTTCGCATCGACCAGCGGCTGCCACTTGACGATGTTTTCGTCCAGCAGGCTTTCTGGGTAATCGGGAAGCGCTTCTGGCTCGGGCTTGGTCTGTTGCTGCGGCGTGATATCGCGGACAGTGTCATCGAACGCTTTACCTTCCATTTCGTCGGCCGTCGGTGCAGATCCGACTTCAGGGAATGCCTTGCGCAGAGCCTGGGCTTCTGCGCATTTCGCAAGCTGAGCGAAAGCGCGGCGCTTCCACATGGAGTTCGGCGCAACAGTGTCCTTTTTGGCCGTCGCATAGTTTTCAAGCCAGCGCTCGTTTGCGGTGAATTCGGCGACAAGCCCATTGGACATCTGGCGTTTCACGGTAACCCGGCACCATTCGGGGTAGGTGACGTCAATGCCGCCCAGCTTGGTGGTAATCGATGGTCCGTACTCAGGGTCACTGATGCCCGCGTACTGTCCGGTGCGTGCCGCCTGAATGCGGTAGAGGCCAATGCCAGGCATGACCGTGTCCTGCATCTTCTTGGTGTTTGAGTTCCAGATCGGGACGATGTGTACCGGTTTCAGCATCGGGTCAAGGTGGGCGGCCCGGCAGTAGGCCAAGACCATTACAACCGAGTTCTTTTCTGCACCCGGGTAGAGGCTGCTGCTCAGGACTTCAACAAGTGCGGCCTCCGACATCGCAGGCATGTTGTCGTCCTGCTTCATTACTGCGGACATGGGGATTCCTTGGCCGCGACGTGCGCAGCGCTTGAAGGTGTGAGTTAGGAGGTGATGCGGTCAGCCAGGGCGCCGAGCAGCATCAGAAAGGAACAGAAGGTGATGGCCGAGAACGACCCGCGCCAGATCAGGATTCGCCGGGCGCGCTGCCGGGCAGTCACCGAAACACCTGCGACAGATGAGGAACACTGCAGGTCGGACGTCTTTCGTTGACCACGGTGTAGGCCAGCATGGTCATGAGGATTGCAGCGCCGAGGATCCAGTAGAGGCACTTCACTGTCTGACCCTCACAGCGATCCGTCCGCCCTTGATGGCAGCGGCCAATTTTGGCGGGATGGAAGCAACTGGCAGATCACGCGGAAGGCCGGCGCCTAGGATGGCCAGGGTTCGTTCAATCTCGGCGATCTGCTCGTCGATCAGGGATTTAACCGGTGCAGTGCTCATGACGACTCCTTGCGCCGGTCAACGATCTTGTTTAGGCGCTCGCAGTAGTGGTTGAATTCTTCGATGGTGATGCGATTGTCGAGCATCATTTCGGACAGGGTTTTCTGGATCATCACCGACCAACTGACCGGCGTTTCTGGATCCTCAAGGGTTTCCAGTTCCTCGCCGATGAGGACGTGCGCACTGATCGTCATAAGTTATCGTCCTCTGCCTGAGCGATCAGGGCGTCATCTGCCAAGGGCTCAAGTAGGGCCTGTGCGATTTCACCGAGCTTGCCGAAGGGGTGGTCGCTGGGGCCGAGAAGTTCGGCGATGGCGTTCTTGTCGATGTAGCCGGTGCCGGCCGAGATAATCAGCCAGCCAAGCGCCGATGAATTAACCTCGCAGTCCGCCAGCCGGCCGTTCAAATACTCATCAACCGCCAGAGCGAACTGCTGCTGCGTCACGCCTTGAGGCTTATGCATCCGGCGCTGAAAGGAAACGATCGACCCGAACTGAACAAGCTGCTCGACCGCGCTGTACAGCCACTCAGCCCGCGCAACCTCCAGAGGGCTCTCGCTCACCATCGGAGGCAACTGCGCGTCGTGCATGGCCTGACAAATCTTCAGTGCAAGGTTCATTGTTGCCTCCAGGGTGGCGGGTTATGGGCAGCAGAATTGGCCGCCGCAGTAGAAGCGGCCGTCGCCGTCATGGTTAGGGAGGCCGTATTTATTGCCGCAACCGCAGCAAGCAACCTCGCGCAGCCCTTCGATAAGCTCGGCTCCGCAAGCAGGACAGTCGCCTTCGTTCTCGGTGACTTCCTGTCTGCTAACCAGCTCACCACAGGATGAGCACTTGATCTCGTCGCTCATGGCGACCTCCTGTGTTTGGGGTTAGGCGGTGACCGGAACAGCTTCACGAAAGCGCGACGGGCTCCAGTCGCAAGACTCATCCGCAGGGATGTGGCCGAACATCGCGGTGCAGCGCTTGCAATGCACGCAGTCGCCGCAGGTCTTGCCCTCTGGCAGGTTCATCTGATCAGCGTTGTCTGCCGACCGTGGATAAGGAGCTCGTTGCTCGCTCATGACTCTCTCCATCTGGTTGATCCAACAAATTCCGGCTGCACACGATCCTTCCGCTGGTTGCCGTTGGGCGCGGTGTCATGTGCATGCGGGATTGGTCGGGGGAGGGTGCCGGTTACGCTGTCCGGCTCCTGCGCTCAGTGGGGTGGGGGCCCAGTCGAACAGGACGATTAATGCAGAAGCCCAGGCGCCGAATTCTGGGTTTATCCCTTGCGGGTTTTCCTGCAAACCTAAGTCGCTCGCGGCATTCATCTGCGTGTTGCGGTAATGCAGGTGGGCGGTTATAGGCCGCAGTTTCGTCCGCATCGGGGTGTGTCCGGTCGCCGCTGGCGGCCCCAGGCTTTCATCGGGGCAATGGGTCTGGGCCGGGCACACTCCGATGCGCTCTCATAGAGAGGATCGGGCAGCAGCCTTGCAGTCGGCCGCCGTCATTCGATGGCCGTCTTCGCACTCAACGACACGCACGCCGCTGGTGTATCCACGCGCATCGTTGAGCCTGTTTGCCTCTCTGATGCAGGCATCCAGGTCGTCATCGGCGAATGCCTGCAGCTCTCCGCGCCCGGTGATGTGAATGACCTTGTTCATTTCTTGCCCTCGTTTCACGCAACCTTTTCGAGAACTTCCCGGCTGAAGGCCTGAATGTTCATGTGCGCCTTGACCGTCATCTGCCGGCGTTCCTTGATGTGGTCGCGCAATGCGAGGTCGGCCAGGTCAGCAGGGGCGGCTTCAAGCGCTGCGATCGCCTCGTCGATGCCGCCGAACCACTTGGCGAGACGCCGGGCGCAAGATGCCGCTGCTTCGTTCACAACCTCATCACTCACTTCAAAAACTGAAGTACTCATTACGTGCCTCCCGGTTGTTTTCCCAATGCACCCGGTCGCCCAGGTGCATCAGTGAAAAATTCCGTTCTCCACCACGCGCATCGCCCGATTCATATCTCTGGCCGGCGTCACACATTTCATGGACGGTGTTCTTCGCCGGCTGGCTTGCGTGGTTTCGCGTACTCACATCTGGTGAGCACGGCCAGTTCCAGAGCTGGCATGGCATCGACTATTTGTTGCTCGCACTTACCGGATGAAACCCGGGGTAGTCGATGGCGAGGATCCTGTGCTGTTAAAGAGCGGCGGGTCTGTTGAGGCCCTGGCGCCTTGTTGCTTGGCGTTGAGGTGAATTTAGAAAACTTAACAAGATCGGTCAAGCCTTATTTTTAGAAAACTTAACAAAATTCTGAATCTACTTTTCCAGTGGCAAAAAAAATCCCGCTCAATGGCGGGATCTATGGGTTGGAGCCATGGTCAGTACCGCATGTCGCCATGCATGAACGCATCGTTTTGGGGGGGCTCTACCCATCAACAACTAAGGCGAGGCGCGAGATATGGACGATTATCGAAGAAACCAGGCTCTGGCCGCGTGGCGCAAGCTTCTGGAGGAGCCCGGGATCCGTATGGACGCTGAGGAGCAGTATGAGGAGCTGTTGAAGATGGCAGACGACTTCAAGCTGCAGGGCATCATAGATGCGGATGACTGGCGGGAACTGATCGAGGAGGCCGGCGCCTTCTATGCGCATACCATCGAGGGGGTAGGTGGGGGTACGTAACGAGGGTGAAGAAGTACGAAGCCCGGCGCTAGGCCGGGCGGTGTTAAAAAATTTCTTTTTGTTTGGCTGTTGTCGGTATGGGCTTCACCGAGTCCACAAACATCAACCTTGGGCGACCTGAAGCATCGCATTCATACTCGCCCTCGACAAACACTTGGGATCCAAGCAGTCTCTGGCCCTGTTCGCTGGTCACGGTTGGCATGACGCATCGAACGGTTCCGATATCGTGGACATTGCGCAGATGAAACCGCCCGGAATCCAGATCGATTTCTCGAACCTCACCCGCGAATTTTCCAAATCTTTTGGCGCTTGAAACAGGCTTCTGTAATGCGTCCCTCAATACAACTCTCTCGCGAGCAGTCAAAGATGCAACCCTTGCATCAGGAGAGGAGATATCTACGGTATGTATGCCAGCTCGCCCTGTGGGGGAGAGCTTGAACACTGTTTCCAGGCTGGCGTCACGCATTGCCGGATCGGGGATCAATTCGTTGATCGAACCACTAACGCGCTCATCGCCAATAAATTCTGGGATAGCCGGAAGCTGTCTGATGGCCAGCTTCAGGGTGGAGAAGACGTGTTCGGGTTCGTCACTGCCCAGGATCGACGGTATCTCGCTGAGAGTGAACCCAGCGTAAATACTTCCAGGAGCGAATCCAGTGAAGCGGAGATCCAGATTGTTGGACAGCTTTTTTGCGTCACGATCCGAAAGATCAAAAATTGACCGAGCCAGCATCTTCAGTTGTTTTTCTGCGGAAACGCAGAGCCAGTTGAAAGCGTGTAGACCTGGCGTTGAGGAGGCAGTTGATGGGCCTTCAGCATGGAATACGAGGTCTGACGTATCGTAGATTTTGGCCAAAGGCATCTCTTCCTCGTATAGATCACGAAGTTTGCTTTGTAAGAAATCGATCATCTGACCAAGCTCTACCCCATGTTCGATCTGGGTCTGCTTGGCCGCTACGATCTGATCCTGAAAAACAGACGCCCTCTTATGGACTTGTTCTACCCAAGTTCCCATGCTTCCACCTCAATTACGCCGCGCGCATCCTTTTCGTTGAGCCCCTTGTCGTGAGCGGTTTTGGGGCCGACGTACTGAAAAAACTGTCCTAGATTCATGCATCCTATGACCATCAGACTGACATAGAAGTCTGCCCTGAAGGAATTTTTAATTCGGGTGTTCTCTGCCCTGCTGCTGAGATCCATCAGTTGGCTATGCGCCACGACCATCGGCGACGGCAAGTATATGGTGGCCTCGATATCAGCGGGGTGTTCTTTGTCGGAGAAGAAGCTTCCCCCCAACACAAGCTGCAAGCCGAACGCCTTTGCCCTGAGCTCTCCGTCAAGGAAGGACTTCACCTGATGATAAAGGTCGGTCCTATGCTGGTTAAACAGAAAGCGTTGCTCGATTTCCCTCAGAGTGCCGATATGGACTCCGCCTGGAAGCAATCCTCTTGCGTCTAGCGCTGGTATAGGCATCCTTTTTCCTCAAATTCCATCAGCGCGAATACATCGCCCACCAGAACACATGCCCCAGGATCGATATCTGCTGTTCCTGGATCTGCTGGAACGTGTAGTCCTCGTCGGGGTGCTCGTCCCGGTTAAAGCTGCGAAGCCTGATCCCCGTGGGAAGGCGGTAAACCTGCTTCACACGGAGCTGACCGTTATGGTTGATGGCATACATGTCACCGTCAACGATATCGCTCAGGGTGTTCTTCCCAATGTTCACGCCCACGGTGGCGCCATCGCGTAGCACGGGCAGCATGCTATTCCCGCCAACCTTCACGCACTTCGCATTGCTGAACTGGACACCGTTCTGGCGGAGATCCTTTTTGAAGAAGCGCAGGCGTGCGCTGTCGCTTTCCTCAATCACGAAACGACCTGAGCCGGCCGCCAGTTCCACCTCCTGCAAGAAGGGGACGTAGACCTCATCGTCATCCAATGGGGTCTCGTCGTCCCATGTCTCGATAGAGGACAGGGCACTGGCTCTCCCATCCTCCGGCGACCCCGCGCCATCAGACAGCCAGTCGGGTGAGCACTCCAGTGTTTTAGCCAGAGCCAAAAGGTTTTTCCCTTTCGCGCCGTTTGTGCCGGATAGCCAAAAAGAGACCGTCGTCCGGGAGACGCCAGTCCGCTCGCTTATATCTGTCGCACGCAGGCCCAGGACCTCCATGCGCGCCTTCACTCGTTCGCTGAAATTCATAGTTAAGGATTCTAAACATTGAGGTGTTTAGATAACTTGCCTTTTCTTGTTAATATTTCTAAACTCAGGCGCAGTGAAGTGGAGAAACCTTAAATGACCTATGACCAAGCCCTGCAATTTTTTCGCACGCCAGGCGCCATCGGTGAAGCCTTGCGCATCACCCGAAGCCGCGTCTCTCAGTGCAAATCTGCCGGCGGCTTCTCCTACCCAATGCAATGCGTGTTGGAGAAGGAGTCCGCCGGACAGCTCACTGCTAGCCGTCTGGATGACCCTGCCAACTCGGCCAAAAAATCTGCCGCCTAACCCTTTCGAATAACCAAGGAGCAAACCCCGTATGGGCTTTAAAGACCCCCTCAATCAGCGCCGAGACATCGCCCGCAAGATCCGTCTCTATCCGTTGCTTGATCGACAACTTCAGCGCGCCGCCGACAAAAGCCGCCGCGAGTACGCCACCTATCTCTTCGAGATGCTCGAGTGGGCAGCGGTTAACGGCGCCATCGAGGCACTCATGCCCGAGGATCTCAAGGACCTCAAGAATATCGCGGGCTAGAGCCCCTCAGGAGGGCACGAATGCAATTCACAGAAGAAAACGTGCCGCCAGAGACCCGCGTCAAGGTTCACCAGCTTATGGAGGCAAGAGGGTGGACGTTTGAAGAAGCGGTAAACGAGATCCTTCTTGAGGCAATTACCTCAGGGGCAACGGTCTTCGTTGGCAGGCATAAGGCGCCAGTTCTGACGCTGGTGGGACTCAAGAGGCCCTCAACCGGATAGGTGAGGCCCTCACGTAGGGACTGAAGAAGGTCCCGATTTTCGACAGGCATAAAAAAACCACCGGACGAGGGTGGCTTTTTCAACAGCGAGAAACAACTGGAGCAAATCATGCACCAATCCAACCAAACGATCAATACCCCGGCCAATGTCGCGACACGTTTCGCCGGATCTGAAAACGTGTCGCGCACTATTTCGACAATCACTCTCCGCGACATGGTCAACGAGGCGCGCGTTCAATCTGGAGAGGCAAAGGTCCGAAACGACCAATTCATCATCCGCGTCGAAGACGAGCTTTCGGGCGAATTAGGGGTGTGCAGTTTTATTGCACACCCCCAAAGCGGCGTGATGATGGCGTCGTATGAACTGACGATGGACCAGTGCACCCTGGTGGGCATGCGCGAATCAAAGGCAGTTCGGCGCAGCGTCCTCAAAAAGCTCAAGGAAATGGAAGGACCCAAACAGCTCTCAACGATCGAAATCCTGCAGATCGCTATGGAGTCTGAAAAGGCCCGCTTGCTGCTGACCGCCCAAGTCGAGCAACAGGCCACCAAAATCCATTCCCTGGAAAACCTGTTCAAGGAAGGCATGACCCACACCCAGTTCTGCAAGGGCCTGAATGGGGTCAACGTCATGCAGGTGGGCAAGTACCTGGAAACCCGGAACTGGCTCTACAACGAGAGCAAGTCCGGCCTGCGGCTGCGCGTGGCTTCCTACGCCCGCGACAAGTACATGACCGAGTATCAGCAAGAAGTGACTCCCCACGGCAAAGAGCCGTTCATTTCCTTCACGCCTGTCCTGCTGAAGAAGGGTGCCATTCGCCTGTACGACCTGTACCTGGCCGGCGAACTGCCCATGAAGAAGACCTGGGACAGCCTGTTCACCCACGACAAAGCTTTGCGGGGTGCAGCATGAAAACCTATCCGCTGGAAATCGAATCCGTCGGCAGCGACACCTACATCGCCATGAGTCGAGGTCATCACGACCTCGATCTGTTCATGGCCGAGGCTGTGAAAGAGTGCCCAGGCTGGTTCTTGGGTGGTCCGGTACACGTATGGGTCAAGTCCACGCCTGATCGCAGTGGCGAGTTCAGCATGCGCTACGTGTTTGTTGAGCCCGGCACAAGAGGCGCCTGGCCTGCCACCTATTGCCACGAATTTGGCGAAGGCTACCAGCGCTACAACGCTGCACAGAACACACCGGAGGCCCAATGATGGCCAGATCCAGAAACATCAAGCCGGGGTTCTTCTCGAACGAACACCTGGCCGAGGTGGATTTTGCCACCCGCTTACTTTTCATAGGTCTGTGGACCGAGGCGGACCGAGAAGGGCGCCTGGAAGATCGCCCGCGCCGCCTGAAAATGGCCCTGTTCCCGGCCGACAATGTAGACATCGAAAAGATGCTCGCCGACCTGGATCATTTGGGGTTCATCACCCGGTACACCGTTGGATCATTCAAGGCGATCCAAATCGTCAATTGGGCGAAACACCAGAACCCACACGTCAAGGAAGCCAATAGCACCATCCCGCCAATGCCTGAGATAGAGCCTTGCCCGGTAAAGACTGGTGCTAGCATGGTTCAAGCACCAGACAAGCACAGTTCTTTCCCTGCTGATTCCCTCTCTCTTGATTCCGGATTCCTGATTCCTGATTCCCTTCCTCCGTCGCCAGCTCCGGTGGTGGGCAAGGACCTTTTCCCAAAGTTCTGGAAGCTCTACCCACGCAAGGTCGGGAAGGACAAAGCGGAGAAGGCCTGGGGCAAGCTGAAGGTGACCCAGGAACTGTTCGACCTGATGCTAGCGGCGCTGGCAAAGCAGGTGCTGACCCCGGACTGGCTGAAGGACAAGGGCCAGTACATCCCGCACCCGTCGACCTGGCTGAACGGTAAACGCTGGGAGGATGAGATCCCTGACGTCGCGAGCAACATCCACCCATTCGCTCCGCGCCGCCAGTCGAACGAGCCCGACTTCGACGACAAGACCTGGGCGCAGAACCTCATGGTGAGCCCATGAAGCCCGTCAACCAGCTCATGGCAGGCATGGGCAACCTACCGCCCGTAGAGGCGCAAGAGCAGCTCCATGTGACGCCAGACACCACGGAAGTGGTGAATGGATTGTTCCGTCGGCTCCGCGGCATCTTCCCCGCCTGGCGCCAAGCATGGCCGTCCACCGAGGCCTTGGCGTCTGCCAAGGAGGAGTGGATCAAGGAGTTTGCCGCCCAGGGCATCCGCACGCTGGAGCAGATCGAGTTCGGTATTCAGAAGTGCCGCCGGCTCAAGAAGCCTTTCGCGCCCAGCGTCGGTGAGTTCATCGCTATGTGCACGCCGAGCCCAGAAGACTTTGGGATGCCGGTCGCCGCTGACGCGTGGGTTGAGGCGCTGATGGGCATCTACAGCCACGAAGCAGTGAAGCTGGCAGCTGAAGCAACTGGCCTGTTCGACCTGCGCGCCGCCAAGCAGGAGGACAAATCGCTGCGCGCCCGGTTCGAGCGCAACTACGAGGTGATCCTGCGCCGTGCCCAGGAAGGGAAACCACTGGACGGGAAGATCGCCATCGGAATCGGTCACGACAGCCAGAAGACCGAGTTGGAGCGGGCCGAGGAGTATGCCAGCCAGCGGCAGGCCCGGCTGTTGGAGATCCAGGCCATTCCATGCAGCGGCGCAGCAGCGCGGGCGCAGCTCATGGCGAAGTTCGGCAAGAAGACCACGGAGCAACGGACATGACCATCGACAAACAAAAACTCCAGAAGCTGCTGTGGGCCGAAGCTGCGTCATACCGTGCCGACTGCGCAGACTGGAAGCGCAACACCGAGGCGCTGCAAGAGTTCCTGGGCGAGAAGACGCTCGAGGAGGTAGCGCTGGAGCTGCTGGCTGAGAACGAAGCGTTGCGCAGGGATGCAGAGCAATGGCAGGCACTTGTTGAACGAGCGAAGAGCCCATTGAACAAGGCGGTGCTCTCATGAATCCCGAGTACACCCTACGCGACCAGCGCGACGTAAACCGCCTGGCTGGAGCCTTGCACGCCATAGACCTGAGCAGGCCGAAGGTGGTGGTGATCCGCGACGAGAAGCGCCCGGACATCTGCAACCGGAAGATGTGGGCAATGCTCAAGGACGTATCCACCCAGGTCGAGTGGTACGGCAAGAAGCTCAGCGATGAGGACTGGAAGCACGTCTTCAGTTCGGCGCTCCAGAAGCAGGATGTGGTGCCGGGAATCGACGGTGGCTATGTCGTGCTGGGTGTGTCGACCCGCAAGCAGTCCCAGAAGTGGTTCAGCGATCTGTTTGAGCTTATGCATGCCTTCGGCGCCGAGCATGGTGTGCGCTGGACCGAGCAGGACAAGTGGGGAGGGCGGTATTGATGAGCCATAACTTCAAGCCGGGCGACCTGGCGCTGATCGTTGGAGCGCACAATTACCCGGGCAACATCGGCAAGGCCTGCGAGCTCGTCGAATTCCTTCTTCCCTTGGCGGTTAGTGCGTGGATCGATCCAGAAGATAGTCGTCCAGTAAAAAATGCCTCTGGATTCCCTTGCTGGCTTGTGATCGGAGATGGGCTGGACTCTGGAATCGAGAATACACGCGGAGCCTGCCTGTCGCGTCCTCCCCATCTGATGCCCCTGCGCGGCGACTTTACCCCAGAGCAGCAGAAAGCCAAGGAGGTCGAGCCATGCGCGTAGCCCTCAAGGAGAAGAAGCCGCCCAAGGAGAAAACCTGCAAGGTCGATACGTGCAGGGCCTCTTTCGTGCCTAAGCGCCTGGGGCAGCGTGTATGCAGCCCAGCGTGCGCGATCCTCGACGCGCCTACCAACCAGGTGAACCAGGAGAAGGCCAAAAAATCCCTGGCACAAGTCGCGCGACGGGAGATCAAAGTCCGTAAGGAAAAGATCAAGACACGTGCCCAGCACCTGAAAGACGCTCAAACCGCTTTCAACGCCTGGATCCGCGAGAGGGATATCGGCCTACCGTGCGTGAGCTGCGGCAGGCATCACAACGGCCAGTGGCACGCTGGGCACTATCGAACCGTCGGCGGCAATCCGGAACTCAGGTTCGAGCCTCTCAACGTCTGGCGTCAGTGTGCGCCGTGCAACAACCACAAATCCGGCGACATCGTGAACTACCGCATTGAACTGGTGAAGCGCATTGGCGCCGAGGCGGTCGAGTGGCTGGAAGGGCCTCATGAGCCCAAGAAATACACCGTCGAACAACTGAAGGCGATGACCGCCGAATACCGGGCCAAGACCCGCGAACTGAAGAGGGCTGCAGCATGATCTACCCAAGCATTCTGAACGCGGTTGTCTCGGCCCTAGCGGCTGAGGCCATCGACAACACCAGCAAACAGGCATGGCAGAAGCTGTACAACTCTGCCGATGAAGAGGAGGGCGGCGACATGGCGACACTGGTCCGCTCCCGCGGCGCTGACACCATCGACCGTACGCAGGTGGACTGCTGGGTTTCCGCCAGGCTGCACAGTGCGCTCGAGCCGAAGCACTGGGATGCGTTGGTGGCGAAGTACAGCACCCACAAAGGGCGCAAGGTGCAAGCTATCTCGGCTTTACAGGCCCTCATCAGCACCCCGGCACCGAAGCTGTTCCTGTTCAAGGCGACCACCGCCTGGGCTATCCCTCAGCTCAAGGGGGCGCGGCAGAAGGTCATCACCTCCGTGTCGGTAGAGATTCCGCTGGATGCGCCGGAGTGGCGCCGCGAGTCGATGGTTAAGGCTGCGGTGGCGGCCGGACAGGCCAAGGCGAAAAAGGATGAGTCTCGTTCTGCCGACATGATCGTTCTGAAGGACAGCTTCTACGACATGAACACATGGGACAATGACGGGACACCAGAGTCAACTCGACGCCGGTGGCGGCAGGACATTGGCAGGGCTGCTGATGATCTGGTGAACCAGGCGCTGGCTCATGCGGAAGAGATATTGGACGCGGAGGGACTGTTGATTGGAAGGGCCGCGTGATTGCCTGTTGACATCAGTGAGCGAATGAGCGAAATTATCCCCATCCTGTCATTCCTGCGTGTGTAGGAGTGATCCAAAGAAACCCGGCCACCGCGCCGGGTTTTTTATTGCCTCAAGCTTCCCCAAAGCCCTCGCAGCATCTGACTTGTCACGCTGATGAGGGGCCTATTCAGGGCCTCTGCACTCGCAGGGGCTTTGCATCCGCCGAAAAACAAAAAAAGCCCCGACACATTCGGGGCTTTTCGTTTCAGCGCGGAAAAAAGAGAGGGCGACTCCAGAGGGTGCGGACACACCCAAAGGAGACGCCAGATCGCAGAACACGCCTGCAAGCCAGCCAAGGCCCTCACTGCTCGCGCGAGCGGGGCGGAGCCTAGCAGAAAACGACAAGGCTTTGCAGATGCTTAAAGATTGCAGATGTGGAAAGTGCAACAGACTACTTGCCCGTGTTGGCGAGTACACCCAGCTCCAGATCAAATGTTCCCGGTGCGGGACGTTGAATCATGTGAAGGCCGCGAGCCTCGAGCCATCGCCTTTGAGCGACATGAAAGCGGAATCCTCCGCGAACAATCATTTGACTCAAAGGTGAAAAAAATGGAACCAGTAACTATTGGTGCAATGCACGTTACGAGTGGCGCTTACATGGCCGCTCAGATCATCTCGCCAGCTGAAAACGTGGCTGGTTTGATCATTCGCACAGGCGCTTTTTCTGGCCCGGCGGGCGGGTTTATATCCACCGGCACTGCTGCAGCTACCGGCATTACCGACACTACCAAGCCGATGTTGATGTATCTGCCGACATCTAACGTGTTGCAGCAACTCCTGTACCCCATTTACCTGCCGCCAGGGTATGGTTTGTGGGCAAAATCAAGCTCTACTATCAGAGCCTTTATCACCTACGACCTGCTCACATAACAGGAAGGGTCGCTTCGGCGGCCCGCTCCTCCTTATTCTGGGCCTCGACATGAGCGGGGTCTTTTCGTCTTCAGCCCCACCACACCCATTGCTCTGAGCTTGGAGTGCTGCTGGGGCTGATTCAATTCACCGCTGCTCCCCAGCGTTTGGCCGATTACACCGGCCCTTTTTCTTCCATCATGCACAGTCGGAGTCGAAGGCATGGAGTTTCTACAGCGCCTGTTCGATAAGCTCGACTGGGCTTTTGCCGGGCTGATTGGCGCGATCGCTGCCAGCTTCTGGCATCGTGATGACCTGGTAGACCGAAAGGCCTGGGCCATCTTCATTTTCTCGGGTGCGGTCTGCGCCCATTACCTGACGGGCCTGATCAGTTCCTATTTCGGAGTGGTCGAGCCGCGCAGTGTTGCTGGTGTCGGTTTCCTCTTGGGGACCTTCGGCGGATCGCTGATCGCCGCGATCACCCGGGCCATCAAAGCCGCTGACCTCTGGGCGTTCATTCGCCAGCGGTTCGGGGGAGGCAATCCACCATGAAGCTTGAACTGATCAACTCCATCGCCTGCGGCTTCATTGCCTTGTGGGCGTTCTGGTGCGTGGTAAGTGGCAAGGTGAGGGACGGCATCCTCGGGAAGCTGATCTACTCGGCTATCGCCATCAGTGCCTACGTGGTCACTACCGGACACAACAGCTTCCTGTTCGGTCCGACCGTCGCAGGGCTTACCTTGCACATCGCCCTGGCCTTGGCCGGTATACGCCATCTCTTCATGGTCACGTACTGGCAGCGGGTCAAAGCCTGGCTATGTCGGCACCTGAACTGTGAGCATTGCATGGGCTGCGAGAAGAAGCGGTAAAGCGCGACACGTTTCGCGCATCAGCAAATTGTGTCGCGACAGGCAGCTGTCAGAGTTGATTCTGCGGGAGCTGAGCGTTCAGGCGGTCACACAAGGCTTGAGCATCTGCCTCGATATCGAACTCGCCAAGATAATCACCAGTTCTGGTGTCAACAGCTTTGAAGCAATGCGCCGGCATGGGAATTGGATCTGCCGGTTGTCCACTGCGTTTTGCTCGGACAATGGCTCTCACCTTTGGGCGACGTTGAACGATGTAGACGATATCCATACCGGTTCCTTTTGTGTCTAGGCAATATGGAAGTGCCGCAGGTGAGTGCGGCACGGGATACGTCACTTCGCCTTCAGGGCTTCCTGAATGTGATCCGCGTACGTGGATAGCTGTTCAAACTCATGCCCCAAGTGAACTGAGGTGCTGCCGCTTTCGGCGTGAGCGCGGATGACTTCGAGAGCGGCCGCGACGGCATACATGCGCGACGTTTTCGGGGAGTCGAGGTTTTTGCCAGCGGAATGAACGGCTTCGATAAGGGTGGTCATTGTTACGTCCTTGCATATGTGGGATCTGCATCAATACCGGCAAGTTGCCTCTATTTCAAGCTCAAGGTGATCCATGGATAGGCCACTCCCTCCATCGTCACTGCTTGAGCTGTCGGACCTATCCGACTTCGGTATCCGCCTGACCCCGGCACCCGAAGTGTGGGAATGGCTCCAGGCCGAGATCCTTGCCGACACCGGCAGCATTCATAACGAAGACCATGCCCATCTACTGGATGCAGACATCCGAGTCATGTGGGCCTCGTCGAGCTTCAACAAGCAGGGCCGCACAGTCCTGGGCCAGGCCGAGCAGGTGGCGTTCCGCGCTGGTGGCTGGCAGAAAGCCCGAATGGAGCAACAGATGCGTGATTGGTTCGGTGATGTGCCGAGCTTCATCATCACCTTGGCTGCTGACTACTGCGCCAACTGCAGCGACCTCGACTTCTGCGCCCTGATCGAGCACGAGCTGTATCACCTAGCTCACGCGACCGACAAGTACGGTCAACCAGCCTTCACCCAAGAGGGCGCACCGAAGATCAAGCTTCAGGGGCACGACGTGGAAGAGTTCGTCGGCGTGGTCCGCCGCTACGGTGCAAGCCATGACGTTCAGGCGTTGGTGGATGCTGCAAACAGTCCTGCTGAGGTGGGGAAATTGAACATTGCGAGGGCCTGCGGAACCTGTCTGCTCAAGCTGGCTTGATCCTTGACAGCCCTTGACGGAAACCAAATCTATGGCAGCCCTGAAAGACGAGGTGAAGGCCTTTATTGTTCAGGCTCTGGCCTGCTTCGACACCCCCAGTCAGGTTTGCCAGGCCGTCAAGGATCAATACGGCCTAGAGGTATCCCGTCAACTGTGCGAGCGATACGACCCAACGAAGTACTCCGGACGCGATCTCGGCCAGAAGTGGAAGACGTTTTTCGAGGAGTGTCGCAAGCGCTTCAGGGAGGAGACGATCGACATCCCGATCGCCAACCGCGCGTACCGACTGCGCGCCCTGGGACGCATGGCTGAGAAGGCCGAAAACATGAAGAACATGGCGCTGACCGCCCAGTTGCTGGAGCAGGCCGCCAAGGAAGTGGGCGACGTCTACGTGAATCGCCGCCTCGAACCCGAAAAACCCCTGGGCTCCCAGGCGGACCAGCAGCACGCAGTTGCTGAGTACACCCTGGAGCCTGATGAGAATGTCCCCGCTACCCCGTACCTATGAAGCTCCGGTCAAGCTGACGCCGAAACAGGCGAACATCTACGTCTGGGGTTATCAGCGCAATGCGCGCTTCCGTGACGCGGTGTGCGGTCGCCGGTTCGGCAAGACCTTCCTCGGCAAGGCAGAGATGCGCCGTGCAGCCCGATTGGCTGCTGAGTGGGGCGTGAGCGTCGAGGATGAGATTTGGTACGCCGCTCCGACGCAGAAACAGGCTCGCCGGGTCTTCTGGCGTCGCTTGAAGCAGGCTATCCCTCGGGAATGGAGGGAATGCAAGCCGAACGAATCGGACATGCTGATCACGCTAAAGAGTGGACATCTGATCCGTTGCGTCGGCCTGGAGAACTACGACGATCTGCGCGGCTCCGGCCTGTTCTTTGTCCTGGTAGACGAGTGGGCCGACTGCAAGTGGGCGGCCTGGGAAGAAGTCCTTCGCCCGATGCTTTCCACCTGTGAATACATCGTCCCTGGCGTGGGAACGTGCAAGGGCGGCCATGCCTTGCGCATTGGTACCCCAAAGGGCTTCAACCATTGCTTCGACACATATCGCGATGGGCAGCCAGGCGGCGAACCTGATCACAAGAGCTGGCTATACACCTCGCTTCAGGGTGGCAACGTCCCGGCTGAAGAGCTTGACGCGGCGCGTCGCAAGATGGATCCGCGCACGTTCCGGCAGGAATACGAGGCCAGCTTTGAGAACTACGCCGGCGTCGTCTACTACACCTTCAGTCGCAGCGAGAGCCGGACCAGCGAGCGCATCAAGCCCGGAGAGGCTCTGCATATCGGCATGGACTTCAACGTCATGAAGATGGCCGCGGTTGTCTACGTGGTGCGCGAAGGCTTGCCCTTGGCTCTGGATGAGTTCCATTCGGTGCGTGACACGCCAGAGATGATCGAGAAGATCCAGGCGCGCTTCCCAGGGCACGGCATTGCGGTCTATCCCGACGCCAGCGGCCAGAACACCAGCAGCAAGAATGCCAGCGAATCCGATCTATCCCTGCTGCGTAAGGCTGGGTTCACGGTGATCGTGGACAGCCAGAACCCGGGCGTAAAAGACCGCGTGAACGCCGTCAATGCCATGTTGCTGAATGCATACGGCGAGCGACGACTGAAGGTCAATACAGACCAATGCCCGCAACTGACCCTATGCCTGGAGCGGCAGACCTATGACAAGCATGGCGATCCCGACAAGGACCCCAAAAAGGGTCACGACCACATGAACGACGCGGCCGGCTACTTCATCGCCAAGCGCTATCCAATCAACGCCGACATGACAGTCACCCAGCCTTTGAGAATGTAACCATGAGCAATAACCCAAGCGACACGCTGCCGGCCGTTGACGCCATGCGCAAGTACTGGGACGTGATTACTCCGCTCATGGGTGGGACGATGGCGATGCGGGCGGCGGGCACGAGCCTTCTGCCCCAGTATCCGGCCGAGGCTGACGAATCGTACAAGGAGCGCCTGCGCCTCTCCACGCTGCTGCCTGCCTACTCGGAGACGGTCGGGAACATGACCTCCCGGGTTTTCGCTGAGCCTTTGCAGGTCGGTGACGATTTGCCGGATCAGCTCAAGGAAATGACCAAGGACATCGACCATGCTGGCAATGACCTGAACTCATGGGCGGTTGAGTTCTTCCGCGAAGGCCTGAGCCACGGTCTGTGCCATGCGCTCATCGATCATCCTAAGTCGGACGGTGTGCGCACCCAGGCCGAGGAAATCGCGGCAGGGGTTCGCCCGTACGCGGTGATGGTGAAGCCTGAGCAAGTGCTGGGTTGGCGCTCGAAAGGCGGTCAGCTCACGATGTTTCGCTACATCGAGTCTGTCGAGGAGGAGGACGGCGAGTTCGGCGCCAAGTACGTCTATCAGATTCGCGTGCTTGAGCCTGGATCCTGGCGCACCTACCGCATGGGCTCCAACGGCGGCGCATGGGCGCTACACGAAGAGGGCACCAACAGCCTCAAGAAAATCTCCTTGGTGACGTTCTACACGGGCCGCACAGGCTTCATGACGGCCAAGCCGCCACTGCTGGAGCTGGCTCACCTCAACGTCAAGCACTGGCAGAGCCAGAGCGACCAGGACAACATCCTTCACGTTATTCGCGTACCGATCCTGGTGCGCATCGGCGTGCAGGCCATATTCGACAACCAAGGCAAGCCTGTACCGCCTGAATTCAAGGTGGGTACTGGCGCGCTGACTGATCTGCCCAAGGACGGCGACCTCAAGTACGTCGAGCACACCGGGGCAGCGGTAAAGGCTGGCCGGGAAGCGCTGCAAGACCTCATCGACGAGATGCGCATGGCCGGTGCCAAGCTGCTCACGCCGGAGAAGAGCGCCACCAAGACTGCCGCTCAGGCGGACGAGGAGGCGGCGCAGGAGCTTTCCCCGCTGGCCCGGATGGCAAGCCACTTCGCTGACTGCCTTGCCCAGCTTCTCCAGTTCATGGCCGATTACCGTGGCCTGGGTGATGGCGGCACGGTTGAGATGCGCGGCAACTTCGATGTCGACTACATGCCCGAAGTGTCGCTGCCGACGCTCGTCGCGATGACAAATGCCGGGATGCTCTCCAAGGAAACCCTGTTCGCCGAGATGCAGCGCCGCGGCGTCATCAGCGATGAATACGACTGGACCCAGGAGTTTGCGAAGATCGAAGCCCAGGGCCCCGCACTCGGTACGATGTGATGAAGACCGCCAACGAGAAGCTACTCGACAAGCTGATCGGGCACGAGGTTGACCTGCAACACCTGAGCAATGCCCAGGTCGTTGCAATCATCAAGATCCTCAACAGTAAGGATGCCGAGCTGCGTGCTGCGTTGATCGCGGCAATCGACAACCTTGGCCCAAATCTGTCGGCGGCCTCGGTGGACGCGGCTCTGTCCACGGTCCTGCGCCTGAATCAGTCCACTTTCGTGGAGATCCGCCAGGCACTGGATCAGGCCACCGACGGCTTGATCAGCTATGAGATCGCCTTCCAGCAAGGCGCGCTCCAGGCTGTGATACCTGCCGTCGTGCAGGAGACCTTCCCGATTGCCGCCGCACAGTTCAGTCAGGTCAAGGCGATTGCCCAAGCCCGGCCATTCCAGGGGCGCTTGCTCAGGGAGTGGATGAGTGGAATCGAGGCGTCTCGCGCTGCTTCGGTTCGTGATGCTTTGCGTGCCGGGGTGGTCGAGGGGCGAACGACTGCCGAAATCGTCCGCAACATCATGGGCACCCGGGCAGAGAAGTACGCCGATGGCATCCTGCAGAAGTCGCGCAGGGAGATCGAGGCCGTTGTCCGGTCTGCGGTTTCCAGCACCGCCGAGGCTGCCAGCGACAAAGCCTACGAGGCCAACGCCGACATCATTAGCCATGTTGAGTGGATCAGCACCCTCGACAATCGCACTTCGACCGACTGCCGGATCAGGGACCGCTTGCCGTACACCCTTGGGACCTACCTGCCGATTGGGCACAAAATTCCATGGTTGGCCGGGCCCGGGAGAATCCACTGGTGCTGCCGCTCGACCAAGCTGCCGATTCTCAAGAGCGCGGCAAAGCTCGGATTCAGCGATGGAGCCACGCGGGCCTCCATGGACGGCCAGGTGCCGCAGTCGACGACCTATGCCGAATGGCTTGGCCGGCAGTCATCGGCGCGTCAGGACGAAATCCTGGGGCCTGAGCGTGGCAAGTTGCTGCGACAGGAAAAGCTCAAGCTGAATGACTTCTACAACGACCGTGGACGCTTCTTGACGCTCGATGAGCTCAGGGAGCGCCTGTAATTTCCTGCGACACGAAATGCCGACATTCGATTTTGTGTCGCAACCCAAGCCTCGCCATGTGCGGGGCTTTTTTCTGCCTGCAGTTCGGATGGACGGGGCGCGACAGGGCCGGATGGCTCACCAACTGGCCGGATGGCCCAGAGAGACGAGATGAAACTGAAGACTGTTGAAGTGGATGGCAAGCAATACGCTGAGATCCAGGATGGCAAGCCTGTTTATGTTGAAGACGACGGTAAAGAAGTCGCCTTTGATGCGGTGGGCACTCGCAGCACCATCACCCGCCTGAACGCTGAGGCAAAGTCCCATCGTGAGCGCGCTGATGGATTCGAGAAGGTCGCCAAAGCCTTCGAGGGCATTGAGGATGCCGCTGCGGCCAAGAAAGCCCTGGAAACCGTCGCCAACCTCGACGCAAAGAAACTGGTGGATGCCGGTGAGATCGAGAAGGTGAAGGGCGAGATCAGCAAGGCCTTCCAGGCTCAACTGGATGAAGCCAACGGCAAGGCGCAGACACTCGAGCAGCAACTGTACTCCGAGAAGATCGGTGGCAGCTTTGCCCGCTCGCAGTTCATCGCCGAGAAGATGGCAATTCCGGCTGACATGGTGCAGGCCGCGTTCGGCGGCAACTTCAAGATCGAAGAAGGCAAGGTTGTCGCTTATGACGGCCAGGGCCAGAAGGTCTTCAGCCGTGCGCGCCCTGGCGAGTTGGCCGACTTCAACGAAGCGCTTGAAACCCTCGTTTCACAGTACCCCCATCGCGACCACATCCTGAAGAGCTCCGGCGCCAATGGCGGCGGCGCTCCGAACGGCGGTGGATCGAATACCCAATCCAAGGGCAATTTTGGTGGCAGCAAGGAAGATCGAGTCGCTGCTATCAAAGGCCTGACCGCTAGCGAATAAGGAGGCCCAATGGCCCTTTCGAACATGAAGGTATTCAACGAATACCTCAAACGCGTCACCATCGAGACCCTGGCGCAAGACGTTGAGAAATTCAACGCTGCTTCGGCAGGCGCCATCCGCCTGACCACTCAGGGCATCGACGGCGACTTCCTGCAAGAGTCGTTCTGGGCTGGCCTGCATGGCGCTCAGCGCCGTGTTGACCGTTACGCAGCCAACGGCACCCAGGCAGCGACCCCTCTGGCCCAAAAGCAGTACGACTCCGTGAAGATCGCGGGCGGCTTCGGTCCCATCCTGTGGGAGCCGGCGCAGTTGTCGTGGGTGCAGAAGAACCCGGAAGAGGCGCTGGAAGTCATCAGCCGCAACCTGTCCGAAGCCATCATGTCGGACCAACTGAACACCTCTATTGCCGCCCTGGTGGCTGCTATTGGTAACCAGCCGTCCGCCACCAACGACGTGTCCGCTACCGGCGGCGTGAACTATGTCGCCATCAACAACGCCCACGCGCTGTTCGGTGACGCCTCGCAGCGCCTGGTTGCCCAGGTGATGACCGGCGCCATGTACCACAAACTCCTGGGCCAGAACTTGGCGAACGCTGAGCGCCTGTTCCAGTTCAGCGGCGTGCAGGTTGTCGACATCCTCGGCAAGGCCGTGATCATCACCGATGCCGCGGCCCTGTACGAGGCTGGCACGCCGAACAAGCAGAAGGTGTTGAGCCTGGCTGACGGCGCTGCGGTGGTGATGGACGGTTCCGACCTGATCACCAACATCGAGACCTCCAACGGCAAGGAGCGCATCGAAACCACCATGCAGGCCGACTACACCTTCGGGCTGGGCATGAAGGGTTACACCTGGGACACCGCCAACGGCGGCAAGTCGCCAACCAGCGCCGAGCTGGCCACCGGCACCAACTGGGACCTGGTTGCGAACAGCATCAAGGCCTCGGCTGGCGTTCTCACCATCGGCGACGCCGCTCAGTAATCGAGACGGCGGCCTTCGGGTCGCCTGATCCACCTACCAGGAGTCCACCATGGACGAGAAAGTCATTTACGAGAAACACCCAGTAACCGCTGAGCGCAAGGCTGAACTGCGCCAGAAGGGCTACAAGATCATCGACGCCAAGTTCGCGCCGGATGACTACAAGCACCCTGAGCCGATGAAGAAGGGGGGCTCTGGCGGTGATAAGCCGTCCAAGGGCCTGCGAGTCGAGGAGATCAAGGCGAAGCTGACTGAGAAAGGCATCCCGTTCGACGATAACGCCGAGCGTCCAGCACTCGCCGAACTGCTCGACAAATCGACTCAGGAGTAAAGCCCCGTGACGACCTACATCAGTGTTGCGCAGGTGGATGCCTTGCTGGGTGCCAACTGGACCACGGAAGACAAGAAGCCGCGCGCGGTGCTGATGGCGAACACCTGGCTTACCAATCTCGGTCTGCCGGTGTTCGACCCGGTCCCGGATGATGTTGTCCAGGCCGGCGCCGAGGTTGCCATGGAGGCAGCCGCCGGCAGGATCTACGGCTCCAAGGAAACCGGCATTACGGAGAAGTCTGTGAGCGCCGACGGCGTGTCTAGCAGCAAGTCGTTCTCCGAATCATCCCGGACCATCAGCGCCGGCGAGTCTTTCGCCCTGGCGCTGCTGGCCCATTACCTCGGCTCAGGCCAGGTCAAAGTTGTGAGGGGCTGAAATGGGACTGCGCGACGACCTGCAGAGGGATCTGGCCGAAGCCTTCGACACAGACCTGGCCGATGCTGTGAGCCCCGTTGTGGGCGTGCGTAAGGTTCAGGGTGAGTACGACCCGGACTCAGGCACGACGCCGGAGACCATCACGAATTACGCCGGGCGGGGAGTGTTTGGCAAATATCTCGCCAAAGAGATTGATGGATCGCTGATCCAGGCTACCGACGAAAAGCTCACCATCCTGCAGAACGAACTTTTTATCACGCTGCTGGGCGAGCCTACCGAAGTCCTGGCCATCCCTGAAATCGGCGACGTCATCGGCGGTAAGCGCGCAATGAACGTCAGCCAGGACCCTGCCAAAGCAACCTGGACAGTTCAACTGAGGAAGTAGCCATGCCGCGCGGATCGCACATGACGGAGCGTTACGGCGGTAAGAGTGGCAGTTTCGAGCTGCAACTGGCTGAGTTCGCTGCGCAGGCAAAAGACGCTATCGACGCGAGTCTGCGGGAAATCATCATCGAGCTTGGCGGGTCACTGATCCGCATGTCTCCGGTTGATACCGGGCGATTCCGGGGGAATTGGCAGTTCAGCATTACGGCCCCCGCCGGCGGAACGCTGGACACCGTTGACCCGACTGGAGCAGAGACCACGGCGCGCCTCGTTGGGGATTCGATTGAGTTCCGCGCCGGGACCACGGGATTCATCGTGAACAACCTTCCGTATGCGATTCCGCTCGAGTACGGACACTCCGACCAAGCGCCAGGCGGGATGGTGCGCATCACCCAGGCCCGCTTCCAGCAGATCGTGCTGGAGGCCATCAGGAACAACCAGGTATGAGCCACAAGATCATTCGATCCCTGCTGGAGGCGCGCCTCAAGGCTTGGGCTGACGCTCGAACGCCAGCATTGCGCATCGCCTACCAAAACGTGGCTTTCGTTCCTGGTGATGGCGAGACGTATCTGAGAGCGTTCCTCATACCGGCTGGCACCGACAGCAACGACCTGGCTGGTGCCCACCGGCTGTACACCGGCGTGTTTCAAATCACCATCGTGACAACGTCAGGCAATGGCCCATCAGCCTCCGAAACGATCGCTGACGAACTTGCAGCTCTGTATCCACTCAACGACCGACTGGTTCGCAACGGCATCACAGCCTTGATCATGACGCCAGTTGAGCCTGGACCTCAGCTATCCGAAGACACTGCGTTCGCCTTGCCTGTGTCGTTCCAGTACCGAGCCGACACCACAACTTAATCCGCCCGTTGGGCAACCCCTGAACCCGCCAGTGAGCGGGTTTTGTCATTTCTGCATAGAGGAAAACCCCAATGAGCGTTTTTTTGCCAAACGGTTCGACTGTCAGCATCGCTGCCTCGTACGACACCGCCATTGCCTTCACCGCGATTACCAATGGCGCTGAGGCTGAAGTCTCTGCCGTAGCGCATGATCTCTTGGCCGGCGACTTTGTTGAAGTCACCTCGGGCTGGGCTCGCCTGAACAACCGCGTGGTTCGCGTGAAAAGCGTGCTGACCGATTCGTTTGTCCTGGAGTCGGTGAATACCACCAACGTCGCGCGATTCATTCCCGGCGCTGGTATCGGCTCTGTTCGCAAAATCCTCACCTGGACGCCTATCAGCCAAATCACTGACTCCAACAAGTCCGGCGGCGAGCAGCAAAACGTCACCTACTCGTTTCTCGAAGAAGACGACGAGCACCAGATCCCGACCTCGAAGTCGCCACTGTCCTTTACGCTGACCATGGCCGATGACCCGAGCCTGCCGCACAACGCCGTGCTGCTGGAAGCTGACGACGACAAGGCTGCGCGCGCAATTCGCATCAACCTCGCGTCGGGTGGCGTTATCGCCTACAACGCCTTCGCGTCTTTCGACAACGTGCCGTCGCTGACCAAGAACAACGTCATGGCCGTTACTGCGGTGTTCGCAGTGGTCGCCAAATTCATCCGCTACGCGGCGTAAGGGGGAGTCATGGCGAAGATCAAGATTTCCCAGAACCCAACCTTCAAGGCGAAGGTTGCGATTCCTCGCGTAGGCGCTGACCCGGTTAGCGTCGAGTTCGAGTTCAAATACTTGGACCGGCTGGCCCTGGCGCAGTACTTCGATAAATGGAACGGCGCCAGCGAGCAGCACATCAAGCAGGTACAGGAAGACGGCCTGACTTGGCAGGAGTCCACGGCGGCAGAGATTGCCATCCAGGTCGGCCAGCTCAAGGACATCGTTCACGGCTGGGCATTCGACGAAAAGCTCTCGGATGAATCGCTGACCGCCCTGTGTACGACCTGTGTCGGCGCGCCGCAAGCAGTCTTGGCTGCTTACCAGGCCGCCTACCAGCCGGCCCGCCTGGGAAACTCGTAAGCGCTGCTCGCGCCCTGTATCAGCCAACCTTCGAAGGATTCGATGCGTTTGGCTTTTCTGCTGAGGACTACGGCGGGGATTGTGAGGTATGGCCAGATAACTGGCCCGCCTTCCGCCTCTTCGAAGCAATGTCGACGCAGTGGCGCACCGGCATGGGCGGGGCCTCGGGCCTGGACTACAACGCGCTCCCGCCGGTCGCCAGCATGCTGGGCATCAAGCGGCGCGAACTCTCAGAAGCCTTTCAAGACATCCGCGTCATGGAAGCAGAGGCCATGCTCGTGATGAGCGAATCGAAATAACGGAGCCCGCATGACTTCTATTGCTGAACTCGGCATCAAGGTCGACTCGACCGATGCTGCGCAGGCGAGCTCCGACCTCGACAAACTCACCGCGGCGGGTGGCCGGGCGGAGAAGGCTGCCGAACGCGTTGCCAAGGGCGCCGACAAAGCTTCGGTCTCGATCAAGAAGCAGAAGGAAGAACTTTCTGACCTGCTGGGCGAGATCGACCCGACTGTCAAAGCCCTGGGACGACTGGACGAGCTCGAAACCAAGCTGGCGAAGCAGAAGAAGCTCGGCGCGCTGGATGCTTCGACCTTCAGCGAGTACCAGGCAAAGATCGATCAGTCCCGGACGAACCTGGGCCGATTCGATGATTCGCTGACCCGCACGGGCAACACCGCTAAGCAAACAGCAAACGCGTTGCGCGGCGTGCCCGCTCAGTTCACGGACATCGCTGTTTCATTGCAAGGCGGACAGGCTCCACTGACTGTGCTGCTCCAGCAGGGCGGGCAGTTGAAGGATATGTTCGGCGGTATCGGGCCGGCGGCGCGCGCCATGGGCGGCTACATCCTGGGCTTGGTCAATCCGTTTACTGTCGCGGCAGCCGCTGCAGCAGCGCTCGGCCTGGCCTACTACAAGGGCAGCCAGGAGGCTGACGAATACAACAAGGCGATCATCTTCACTGGAAACTCGGCAGGCACCAGCGCAAACCAGTTACGCTCGATGGCCGACCAGGTATCGGCTACCGTTGGCACCACTGGTGCGGCGGCTGAGGTTCTGGCGAAGTTGGCCGGCAACGGAAAGATCGCAAGCAGCAGTTTCGAGGAAATTACCGAAGCTGCGCTGGAATGGGAAAAGGCGACAGGTCGCGCTATCGACGATACCGTTGCTGAGTTCGCGAAGATCGCGAAAGACCCGGTGGCTGCCGCCAAAGAGCTGAACGACCAGTACAACTTCCTCACCACCTCGGTCTATTCGCAGATCGTGGCCCTGAAGGAGCAGGGAGACACCATTGGCGCGGCCAATCTCCTGACCGATACCTACGCCGAGACGATCCGGTCCCGGACTGGCGAGGTCACTGCCAACCTTGGATTGATCGAGGGAGCCTGGCGCAAGATCAAATCCGCCGCATCCGAGGCAATTGACGCAACCCTGGATGTTGGCCGGACCCAATCGATCGACAGCCAGATCGCGAATCTTGAAAAGATCGTCGCAGGGCGCAGAACCGGCGTCCTGGCGCAGCTATTCCCTGATGACTTGGGCGCTGGCAGCCAATCTACCAAATTCATCGAAAGCCAGATCGCGGCACTGAAGCGTGAAAAGGCGCAGATCGACGCGAACAGCAAGGCTCAGGGTGACCGGGCGAAGATTGACCGAGACGGCATCGACGCCAGTATCCGCCTGAAAGCTATCAGCGATTCCAACCTCACCAACGAGGAGAAGCGCAACAAGCTGATAAAGGAGTACAAGCGGGACGTCGAGGCGCTGCGCAAGGCCAATCCGAATGACCCGCTGGTCCAGGAAGCGGTCGTCACGAAGACGATTCAGAACATCCGGGACAAGAACAAAGACCCCAAGGCAGCGACTACCGCTGTCAACCTGACCGAGTTCAACGACTCGAAGAACCAGCTTTCGCTGATCCTCGGTGAGTACAAGAACGCCCAGAAGCAACTGGAGGCGGCTCAAAAGGCCGGCCTGGTCTCCCAAGAAGATTACCTGCTCAAACGGCAAGCCTTGATCGGCAATGAGCGGGATGAGGTCACGGCTGCTTACCAGGCAGAGATCGCAGCCCTCGAAGCATCCAAGGGCAAGGCCAGCACCTCAGCGGCCCAGCGCATTCAGTTGGACCAGAAGATCTCCGACGCCAGAACCAACATGGTCAAGGCGCAGAAAGAGGCCGATAGCGAACTCGAAGTCATCGCCACCAACGAGCAGGGAAGACTCGCCAAGCAGGCCCAGGCCATCAAGAGCTACACCGATGCCCTGGACCAGCAGAACGTCGCCCTGCGCCGTGCTGGCAGCCGTGCAGCGGACGGTGTGGGCCGTGGTGACCGGGAGAACGCCATCAACGGCGAACTCAACGGCATTGCCGACCGAGCCAACCAGCAGCGCCTGGACCTGGCGCGCGACAAGGCGGACAAGTCGCGCAACATGAGCGCCGAGGAATACCAAGCCAAGCTGGACGCCATCAACAAAAGCGAGAAGGACCTGAGCGAAACAGTGCTCAGCAACTACGAGCAGATGTCTGAGGCGCAAAGCGACTGGCGCAAGGGTGCAACCTCTGCATTCAGCAATTACCTGGAAAGCGCGCGCAACGTCGCCGGACAGACGCGGGACCTGTTCACCAACGCCTTCAGCTCCATGGAGGATTCGATCGTCAACTTCGCCATTACAGGCAAGGGTTCTTTCGGGGATTTCACCAAGTCGGTTCTGGCTGACATGGCGCGAATTGCGACAAGGACCGCGGCATCCGAAGGGCTCAGTGCTCTGTTCGGTCTGGCTGCCTCGGCTGCCGGGTCCTACTTTGGCAGTGGCGCTTCATCTGCTGGGTCAACCCAGGCCGGTTACTCCGGTGACCTCTCAGGCTTCACCCCTGGCAGCATTCAGGCCAAGGGCGGCGCCTGGTCGGGCGGCGTGCAGATGTTTGCCAATGGCGGCGCCTTTACCAACTCCATCGTCAGCAAGCCGACAGCGTTCGGCATGGCCGGCGGAGGTATTGGCGTGATGGGGGAGGCGGGAGAGGAGGCGATCATGCCGCTGACCCGCACGGCTGGAGGTCAGTTGGGTGTCCGGGCAATCAGTGGTGGCGGTAGTGGCGGCGGGAACGTTTACAACTTCCCCGTGGCAGTTTCCGTACAGACCGCCGGTGACGGCGGCGCGACAACCGCGGAAGACACCACGCAACTGGGCAAGGGCATCCAGCAGGCAGCCAAGGTCGAAGCCGAAACGGCTATTTCCAGGGGATTGCAGCCGGGCGGCGCCATCTGGCGCGTTATCAACGGGAGGGGCTGATGGCTATCGAAACATTCACCTGGCCCACCCAGCACGGAGATGCACCCGAGATCACCTATCGGGTGCGCACCTCAAGGTTCGGAGAAGGGTACAAGCAAACCGCCGGCGATGGGCCGAACAACAAGGAAGACTCCTACCCGATCACTTACACGGGCCCGCGGGCTAGCGTGAAGCAGATCATGGACTTTTTCGACCGGCACGCCGGCGAGAAGGCATTCCTGTGGACCACGCCGATGGGCCAGTTGGGTCTGTTCACCTGCATCAATCCGGTCCCAACCCCCGTTGGGGGCGGGGTCTTCAAGCTAACGGCCACGTTCGAACGGGCCTTCCATCCATAAGGGGCAATCATGCCGCTGATCAGTGACATCCAGGTTCTCGAACCTGGCAGCGAAGTGCTGCTCTTTGAATTGGACGGCTCCGACTATGGTGCGGACGTGCTGCGCTTCCATGGGCACGCGATTCCGCATACCGAGGCCGAGCTGATCGCCGCCGGCGCCGCGGCCGATGAACTGCCGGCGAAGCCGATCTACTGGCAGGGCAACGAGTACAGCGCTTGGCCGATGCAGATCGATGGCATCGAATCCAACGGTGACGGCACGGCGGTTCGCCCAACGCTGTCGGTGGGCAACGTCAATGGCCGGATCACAGCCTTGTGCCTGGCTTTCGACGACCTGCTCGAGTTCAAGCTGACCATGCGGCACACGCTGGGCAGGTACCTCGACGCGGCAAACTTTCCGTCGGGCAATCCCTCGGCAGACCCAACCCAGGAGACTATCGAGGTCTGGTATATCGACCAGAAGACGAACGAGGACGGGGAGACGGTAACCTGGGAACTTGCCAGCCCGGGCGACGTGGGCGGGGAGTCCATTGGGCGCCAGGCCACGACGCTGTGCCACTGGTGTCTCACCGGCGGTTACCGTGGGCCGAACTGCGGTTACACCGGGCCCTACGTGACGAAGGACGGGGTTGTCACCGATAACCCTGAACTGGACGAATGCGATGCCACGCTGGGTCGTGGATGCATTCCGCGCTTTGGCGAAGGAAACCCGTTGCCATTTGGCGGGTTCCCTGCCGTTTCCCTGATCGCCCGGAGCTGACCATGCGCAAACACATTTTGAGCGCGATCCAGGAGCACGCGGCGACCGAGTACCCGAAAGAGTGCTGTGGGCTACTGCTGGCCCTGGGGCGGAAGCAGCAGTACTTTCCATGTAAGAACATCGCGACCGAGCCGAACGAGGAGTTCAGTATCGATCCGGAGGAATACGCCGCGGCTGAAGACCTGGGCGAGATCATCGGCATCGTTCATTCGCACCCGGACGCCACCAGCCGGCCGTCGCCGCGCGACCTGGCGATGTGCGAAGCCACGGCCATGCCCTGGCACATACTGAGCTGGCCGGAGGGCGACTTGCGGACGGTGGTACCCACCGGTGAGACGCCGCTGCTGAAGCGCCCGTTCGTCCACGGCGCCTGGGACTGCTGGCAGGTTTGCGCCGACTGGTACAAGCGCGAGTGGGGGCTTGAGTTCGAAGCCTTCAAGCGTGCCGACGGCTGGTGGGAGAGCAAAGACAGCACCAGCCTGTACGAGGCGAACTACGAGGCGGCCGGCTTCTACCGGGTCAACCAGCCGCAGCGAGGCGACATGATCGTGATGGAAGTTGGGCGGACGGTTCACCCGAACCACGCCGGGATTTTCCTCGGTGCCGACCCGGCGCTGCTCGGTGAGGATTCCGAGACATTCGGCCCCGGGCCGTTCCTGCTGCACCACCTATATGGCCGCCCGTCGGAAATCATTGTGTTCGGCGGGCCATGGCTGGATCGAACGCGACTTGTTCTCAGGCATAAACAGGCGCAGTAGGCCGCAGGCGGACGACCGAATACCCAGTCATTTGACTGAAATCAATTCAACCTATCGTGTTGATAGCCGATACGCTTCATGAACCAGTTGTTTGTGTGGCCGTCTGATCTATAGTCACCGTACGAGCGACACGCAATCGTTAGTAATGGTTTTGTGTCGCGGATTTCTGTTGACATGGACATCAACGAAGAGATAATCGCGCTCCGGCGAACCCTTCGCCAGGGTTTCAATAAAGGAATTTATGATGAATTCGGCAAACCATCACCATTTAGCGGATGCGCTTTTTGCAGCGGAGCTGATGGGTGTTGGCGCTGTTCGTACTCTTGACCTGTTAAGAGATATTGACGGCACAATTGAAGCCATCTCCCATCAATGCCGGCTTCTCAACGCAGCCGCGACTGCTTTTCTTGGAGTCAAAGAATCCATTGCTTCTGGAGAGGCCTCAAAGCTGATTCCAGAAGAGAACGTGGTCCCTGTTCTGGAAAAGCTGCAAGAAAGCCTGGTTAAATCCTACGCGGAATCCAAGGCAAAAATGCAGTGCGCCATCAACGATACACGTCTCAGTGATGAAGACGGTGTTGTGGATGCGTATGCGAATTTGCTTAAAGAACTGACTTCGCTGAATGCGCTGACCGAGGATCTCCGCTGGAGCATTCTGGAGAGTAATGCGGATAAAGAGATCGCTCACACCCCAGCGGTTATGAGTGATCCAGCCGAAATCGACAAATTCCTCGACGATCTGTGAGGCTGGAGATTGCGGCCATCGACATGGGCCGGAAGTCGTTTAAGAACTCCTACAAGGCGCTTCCGGAGGACGTAAAGAGCGCTTTTAAGGAAGCGTATCGGCTGCTCCTGCAAGACCCTCAGCCCAAAAAGCTGCGCCTGGAAAAGCTGTCTGGCTATAAAAGGCCGGGTATTTATACGATTCATATCACTGCGAATCACAGCCATAAGCTCAGCTTTGAGTTGATTGGTACCGTAGCGGAGTTGAGGCGTATAGGTACACATAAAGAAATCGACAGAACCCCTTAATAGCCCAGCCCACCCGCTGGGCTTTTTCATTTCTGATATCTTGTGGCCATCTTCCACAGGAGTGACCCCATGAGATTGTTCGTAGGTGCGGTAGCTGTTGCTTTGCTGGCGGGGTGTGTTTCCCCAGGCGACCTGGAGTCAAAGGATCCAAGCATTTCAGCCAGCACAGCGAAGGACCCGAAGCGTTATGCGCTTTGCGTCCTCCCGAGATGGCAGGACGCGCGCAGCGACGTGACCATGTCCGAGACGGAGTATGGCTACCGGCTCATCGCAGCGACCAACAACATGACCGACGAATTGCTGAGCATCCGCAAGACGTCTAAGGGCAGCGCTGTAAAGCTGTACCAGCGTATGGCCTGGGCTCCAGGTTATGGGCGAAGCGATATGGAGCAGGCGGTGAGAAGCTGCCTGTAAATCGAAACGAAGTACACAAGGCCGCCTCCGGGCGGCTTTTTCATGCCCGGAGAAAACCATGTCAGCAATCACTTCCAGCCATCAAACAATGACCACCATCCTGTTGTCAGGTCCGCTCATCAAGTTGTTTGGCAGGGTCCACCGGCGCGAACTCGGCAGTAAATCGGTAGGAGAGGCGTTCAAAGCGCTGAAATGCACAATCGAAGGCTTCGAGACGGCCATCAAGGATCTGGAGCGGAGAGGCATGCGGTTTGCCATTTTCCGCAATCGGAAGAACGTGGCCGAGAAGGAGTTCGCGCTGGGCGGTACCGAAGAAATCAGGATTGTCCCTGTGATTTCTGGCAGCAAGCGCGCTGGACTTCTACAGACCATCATCGGCGCCGTATTAATTGCCGCGTCGTTTATCCCTGGCTTCCAGGCGCTGGCGCCAGTGGGTATTGCTCTCGTCGCCGGCGGTGTAATCCAGATGCTCAGCCCCCAGGCCTCGGGCCTCAAGCAAAGCGCATCACCTGACAACGCACCGTCCTACGCCTTCGGCAGTGCCAAGAACACCACGGCCAGCGGCAACCCCGTCCCGATCTGCATCGGCGAACGCCGCTGGGGCGGGATGATCATTTCCGCGTCCATCTACGCCGAAGACAAACAGTAACGATATCGCAGCAAGCAGGCCGCCCATGAGGCGGTTTTTTTACGCCTGGAGGAATGTATGGGCGCAGCACGCAAGATCGATATTCACGGCGCGAAAGGCGGAGACAAGAAGCCTAAGTCCCCGACCGAGGCCAGCGACAACCTGCGCTCCACGAACATTGCCAAGCTGTTGATCGCGGTGGGCGAGGGCGAGTTTGAGGAGGCTCCCACTGCAGCCAACATCTTTCTCGACAACACGCCAATCAACGATGCCAGCGGCAACGTCAACTTCCCGAACGTGAAGTGGGAGTGGCGCTCCGGGTCTGTCGATCAGACCTATATCCCTGGCATTCCATCAGTCGAGAACGAGACATCGCTGAACATCGAGCTGCGCAGTGATGCGCCATGGGTCCGCTCGGTCACCAACACCCAGCTCTCGGCCGTGCGCGTCCGCTTTGCCTGGCCAGCGCTCCAGCGCCAGGACGATCAAGGCAACATTGGCGGCTACCGGATCGAGTACGCCATCGACGTGGCTACCGACGGCGGTGCCTATCAGCAAGTTCTGACCGATGCTGTGGATGGCAAGACCACCACCCGTTACGAGCGCTCCAAGCGTGTTGACCTGCCCGAGGCAACCACCGGCTGGCAGATCCGTGTCCGCCGCATTACGCCGAACCAGAATAGCAACAAGATCGCAGACACCATGCTGATCGCCGGCTTCACTGAGGTGATCGACGCTAAGCTGCGTTACCCAAACACGGCGCTGCTGTACATCGAGTTCGACGCCGAGCAGTTCACCAACATTCCGGCTGTCACCGTGAAGTGCAAGGCCCGGAAATGGCAGGTCCCAAGCAACTACGACCCGATCAGCCGCACCTACGCCGGTACCTGGGACGGCAGCATGAAGCTGGCCTGGACCAATAACCCGGCCTGGATCACCTATGGCGTTTGCACCGAGGACCGTTTCGGCCTGGGCAAGCGCATCAAGTCTTTTATGGTCGACAAGTGGGAGCTGTACCGAATCGCTCAGTACTGCGACCAGTTGGTTCCGAATGGCCTGGGCGGTACCGAGCCGCGCTTCTTGTGTGACATGAACCTGCAAGGCAAGGCCGACGCGTGGACGCTGCTGCGGGACATCTCCGGCATCTATCGCGGGATGACCTACTGGGCCCAGGGCCAACTGATCATGCAGGCCGACATGCCGCGCGCCCAGGACTTCGACTATGTCTTCACCCGGGCAAACGTCATCGAGGGGAAGTTCTCGTATGGCAGCGCGTCGGCGAAGACCCGGTACACCCGCGCCCTGGTCAGCTACGACAATCCGGCGAACAACTACGACACTGATGTCATTCCGTTTTCGGACCTGGACCTCCAGCGCCGCTATGGTGACCGGCCAACCGAGTTGAGCGCCATTGGCTGCACGCGCGCATCCGAGGCTCAGCGGCGGGGCAAGTGGGCGATCCTGAGCAACAACCTGGATCGCACCGTCACCTTCAAGACCGGGATGGAAGGCGTAATCCCGCTCCCAGGTCACATCATCCCGGTGGCGGACTCGCTGCTGGCCGGGCGGGAGATCGGCGGGCGTATTTCTGCCGTTGCTGGCCGAGTTGTAACCCTGGACCGCGACACCCTGGCAAAGGCGGGCGACCGACTGATCATCAACCTGCCCGGAGGTCGAGCCGAAGGACGTACTGTGCAGAGTGTTGCCGGCCGAGCCGTGACCGTTACCGTCGCCTACAGCGAGGCACCGCGGCCGCAGCTTCAGTGGGCGCTCGATGCGGATGACCTGGCGATTCCGCTCTACCGCGTGCTGCGGACCAAGCGCACCACCGAGGGCGACTTTGAAATCAGTGCTCTGCAGTACGAGCCGAGCAAGTTTGCGCACATCGACACCGGCGCACGCCTTGAGGACCGGCCAATCAGCGTGATCCCTATCACCGTGGTTCCGGCGCCTGCGAGTGTCACAGTTACCTCGGTCTCCTCTGTTGTTCAGGGGTTGGCGGTGGCCACCATGACAATCAGTTGGCCGGCGGTGGAAGGGGCAGTGGCCTATGACATTGAGTGGCGCAAAGACAGCGGGAACTGGATCAAGGTGCAGCGCACCGGCTCGACCAACGTAGACGTGGTTGGCATCTATGCGGGCGCTTACGTTGCCCGGGTCCGTGCTGTGAGTGCATTCGATATCTCGTCGATCTGGCGCAACTCTGTCCTGACCAACCTCAGGGGTAAGGAGGGCCTTCCGCCAGCGGTGTCGTTCTTGACGGCAACGCCGCTGCTGTTCGGGATATATCTCAAATGGGGCTTCCCCGAGGGATCAAGCGACACCCAGCGCACGGAGATTTGGTACGGCCCAACTACCGATCAGGAGGCATCGACCAAGCTCACCGACCTGGCATACCCGCAAAGCGACTTTTCCCTGCTGGGCCTGGCCGCCGGGGTGACGTTCTATTTCTGGGCGCGCCTGGTGGATCGGATCGGCAACATCGGACCATGGTATCCGGCTGGGATTGGGGTTCAGGGGCAGTCGAGCTCGGAGGCGGGGCCGATCCTGGACATGATCGCCGGTCAAATCGGTGAAACAGAACTTGGCCAGGACATCCTGGACGAGATCAATAAAATTCCGGGCCTTCAGGATCAGATCGATGCGCTTGATGGGTTGTCGGCCTACAAGCCGAATGAAGTGTATGAGCCAGGGGAAATGGTTGTCGGAGATGGCCGCATCTATCAGGCGAAAGTCCAGGTTCCGATCGAGACGCCACCACCGAACACCGCCTACTGGATTGATGTCGGCCAGTCGGTCGAGACGGCAAACGGCCTGGCGCAGCAGGTGGCCACTAACACCGCTGACATCACCGAAATTGACGGGGTTGTCACAGCTCAGGCCACGGCCTTCCAAGCTCTGAGGGCTTCCTACCGTGATGATAACGGAGAGGGTGAGCTCGCAGATGCGCTTAAGGGATGGACCAGCACCGCGGCGATTGCTTCGGAAAGCAGTGTTCGGGCTTCTGAAAATGAAGCCATGGCTCGTCGGGTGACCACCTTCGATGCGCGGATAGGTGAGAACTCAGCAAATCTGACCACGCTTGAGCAGGTAGTTGCCACAAACGAGTCAGCCACGGCGACGAAGATTAACCAGCTCACCGCCACCGTCGGCGACAACACGGCGGCGATACAAGAAACGGCCACGGCCTACGCGGATACAAGCGGAAAACTGTCGACAATGTGGTCCGTGAAGATGCAGCTAACGGCTGACGGAAAGTACGTGGCTGCTGGTATTGGGCTGGGCATCGAGAACACTGCGGCAGGTCTGCAAAGCCAATTTCTGGTGAGTGCTGACCGGTTTGCCATCGTGAATACCATAGCCGGCGGCGCCATCTCAGTGCCTTTTGCGGTGCAAGGCGGCCAAGTTTTTATCAACTCGGCTTTCATCCAGAACGGCAGCATCACGATGCTGAAGATCGGCCAGGCCTTGCAGTCGGACAACTACGTCGCTGGCTCGCAAGGCTGGCGCCTGGATAAAGCGGGGAACCTGGAGTTCAACGGACCGGCGCCGGGCGGCGGACGGCTGACCATGACCAACCGAGCGATCAAGGTCTATGACCAGAATGGCGTTAAGCGTGTCCAGCTTGGAGATCTATCCGCATGAGCTTTGGGCTAGAAATCCGGGACGAGAATGGCAATGTCACCCTCGATCCTTCTTCGTTCACGATGCGGGTTGTATACAGCGGGGTGGTCACCGGTTCGAACGCTGCGACCTATCAGACAATCTCGATTCCCGGTCTCACGCCTACCAACGGCACTGCGTTCGTGGTGCCTATTGGCAACTATAACGTCAACGTAGACATGCAGCTCGAAACGGAGGTCATTGCTAATGCTGTAAGGGTTTATAGCTATATACGGGGGCGGGAACAGTACAGCAACGTGACCAGCTCAACCATGCGATTAATTGTAATAAGGTTCTCCTGATGGCATACGGTTTGGAGTTCACAAACGACAGTAATGTTGTGACTGTTGATTCTGAGTTTACGCGACTCGTTGTTTTAGCAAAGGGTACGTATCAGCCAACTCAGGAGTCTGGATTGGGGTCTGTTACTTCATTTCCTAGAACCATTACAAGCCAGGAGCCGCCACTTGTGTTTGTGCGGCCCTCTGGCAGTAGCGGCATTGCAGGTTTGTGCTTGATGCGGGTCATTGGCTCGCCAGGTGCTTGGACGGGCTTCTATGTCAGGGCTTATGACGTAAATACATTGCAGCCTAATGGATCTTATTTTGCTTGCGGTTTCGCGGCTACTGCGCTGGCTGACTTTGGGATGCGTCTCTGGGATGGCAGCTCAAAGCTACTGTTTGATTCTGGTACCCCATATGCTCGATTTACTCGCGCATTCCAAAACTGGACATACGTTAAGTCAGACACTACAGATCAAGGTGTGCCAAGAAACTACTATCGAGTCGCCTTCACGTTTCCTGTCGGAGAGTACATGCTGATCAATAGTTTCAGTATGCCCATGCTGAATGATGGAATTCAGAGTCGATCAGTTAACTGTTGGTGGGATTTTTCAGGTGGAAACCTTTATGCCTTGACTGTAGGTCTTGGAAACCCATTTGCATTTTTCCTTCCAGCCGTATTCGCAAAACTTTAAAGGATAATTTTCTATGCCCTGGTATAAAGCTGGGACGGTTTCCGTCGCCCTAAATTCCAATGCCGTGACCGGTTCGGGCACTGCGTTTATCGTTAACTGCCGGGTCGGTGATGCTTTCCGTGGGCCGGATGGCGGTTGGTACGAAATTATCAACGTAGCAAGTGACACCGCGCTCGCTATCGATCCTCCGTATCAAGGTGCATCCGAAGCGACTGGCGCCTACGCATTGGCGCCGATGCAGGGTTACGTCAAGGATTCTGCCGATCAATTGAGAGCGATCGTGAACACCTACGGCGCTAAGTTAGCGGCGCTTGGTACGACGGGCAACTATGACGTGCTGCCGGTAAGCAAAGGGGGAACCGGCGGAACAACGGAGATTGAAGTTCGGAACAGCCTGGGTCTTGGCGCTGTGGCTACTGAAGATGTAGTTCCGGTGGCGAAGGGCGGCACTGGCGGAACAACACAAGCCAGTGCTCGAGACGGCCTTGGGCTGGGTGCTGTAGCTACGGATAACGTTGTGCCGGTGGCAAGAGGCGGTACCGGTGTGACAACACTGGCAAACTTGCTTACGGCGTTGCAAGGCGCCGGGGCATACAGCCGAGCAAACGGCGTGGGCACTGTATCTCAGTCCGGCGGCGTACCTACAGGAGCTATCGCAGAACGCGGCAGTAACGCAAACGGAGAGTTCGTAAAACTCCTTGACGGCACGATGGCTGCTTGGGTAACGGGCAGAAGCCTGACATTCGGTAACGCATCAAACCTTAGTTATGCCTGGACTTTTCCAGCGTCTTTTTCCGAAGAGCCTACGGTGTTACCGCAATTGGATCTTACCAATTTCGCGACGAAGATATATTCGACGACCAAAGAAGTGTACAAGCGCAACGTCACAACTACTGTCGCCCTACTCGGGCTTGCGTCCGCAGCTCAATGGGTGTCAGGCGATCAATCGCTGGTCACCATCGGAGCGATAGCTGTAGGGAGGTGGTACTAAATGAAGATCCTACTTAGTCCTGTACGATGCGACGACACCATAGAAGTGACAAAGAGCGGAAATATCCTAACCATCAATGGAGAAGTATTCGATTTTTCACCGATCGGCGATGGAGACACCTTGCCCTTGGGCGCCATCAAATCAGTTTGGTTCGTTGGCCCGGTAGATAGGTTGAATGGTGAGCTTGTTATGACCCTGTTATCTCCTATTCCACGGGATTACAGCCAAGAACAAGCGTTTCCTTCCCCGTTGACGAACGTTGCTGACGGCCTGGTCGTCTTCCCGGCCTCAGCCATGCGCGAAGGCGAATCTTATATCCCTCCGGCCCTCGATACCTCCATTCCTTTGTTGGGCGGTGTTATTGATTGGTCAAAGCTAATTACAAAGGAAATGAAGGATGCAGAAGCGGACGCCGAAAAGTTGTCGGCGGCGAAATTGGAGTTGTCAGCTAGAAACAGAAAAGCCGGCGTGCAGATCGCCCGCATCCAGGACCGAATCGATACGATCGGTTTCGGCATCGAGATCGGCGAAGCCACGCCAGAAGAAGAGGCGGAGCAGGCCGCGCTTCTGCTCAACCTGAAGGCCTGGAAAACCTACAAGTACGCCCTGGGCAAGGTCACGGTCCAACCGACGTGGTACCAGGCGCCGGTGTGGCCGGTAGAGCCGCCGATCCCTGAAATTATCGCCGCGCCGATGCTTGCGACCGCCGAAACCATCTGAACCAAGCCGCACACCGCAACCCGCCATTGAGCGGGATTTTTTTTGCCTGGAGAAAAGTTATGACCGCAACCGAAAAGGACCGGGACATCCTCGCGCGCACGCTGTGGGGAGAAAGTAGGGGTGAAGGCTTGGCCGGCCAGATCGCAGTGGCCTGGACCATTCGCAACCGCGTCAACGACGGAAAGGACCGGTCCTGGTGGGGCGAAGGCTACGCCGGCGTCTGCCTGAAGCCGTGGCAGTTCAGCTGCTGGAACAAGAACGACCCGAACTATCCCTATCTGAGTGGCGCCAAGCTGATCCCGCCGAAGCAGTTCGCCCAGGCGCAGCGGGCGGCGGACCTGGTGATCTCCGGCCAGGAGCCCGACATTACCAATGGCGCGACCCACTACTACGCCACCACCATGCCGAAGCCACCGGCCTGGGCCAAGGGCGCAACCCAGACCTTTCGCCTGGGCAACCACATCTTCTTCAAGGACGTACCATGAGTGCCGCCACGCTGAAGCTGATGATCGCCGGCGTTGCGGTGGCGCTGATCCTGGCTATGAGCGCGACATGGAAGATTCAGGACTGGCGCTACGGGATGAAACTGGCGGAGCAGGCCGGCCTGCATCAATCCGACTTGGACAAGATCAGCAGTGCGGCCGCAGCCCAGGTTCAGGCAGAGCAGGGGAAGCGCCAAGCATTAGAACAGCGGCTGACCGCCAGTGACCAAACCCACCACCGAGAACTCACCGATGCCCAACGTAACCAGGGTCGCCTGCGTGATCGCCTTGCCACTACTGATTTGCGGCTGTCAGTCCTCCTCAAGGATTCAGCCAGTGGCTGCGCAGTGCCTGCCGCCGCCGGCGCCGTCGGCGTGGTTCATGGAGCCCGTCGAGCCCAACTTGACCCAGCGCATGCTCAAAGAATTATCGGGATCACCGACGACGGCGACCGGGGACTGATCGCGCTGAGAGCGTGCCAGGCGTATGTCAGGGAATTGAATCAGCGATAGGGCGGATCAGCTCGGGCCCTTGGTTCCGCACGTTTCCGATAGCCCGGTCAACCTTGAACCACTCGAAGGCCTCGGCCGGCTCGCCCTGCTGCAGAACGATCTGCTCGGCGCGCTCCTTGGGTGTGCTTGGGTCGAGCCATTCCCGGGCAAGGTCTGCATCCAGTACAACCGGTCGGCGGTCATGGATATCGACCATGCCGCCCTGGCTGTCGGCGGTGATGATCACGAAGCCGTCGTGCTCACCTGGATCACGGTCACCGGTAGGGAACTGGCCGATGGCGGCGCAGAAGATCGGGGCCAGGTCACGCCGGCGGATCAGGTAGGGCTGCTTCTTCGGCCCACCCTCATCTACCCACTCGAACCAGTTATTGATCGGCGTGATAGCGCGGTTCGGCCAGATCGCCCGGTAGAACGGGCCGTGGGCGACTTTCTCGACCCGGGCATTGATTGGTGCGGCACGGTCCTTGGCCCAGTGCGGTCGCCAACCCCAGCGCACTAGGTCGGCATGCAGTATGTCGCCTTCCTGGTGGATGAGGGCGAGCTGCTGCGACGGCGCGCCGTTGTACTTCTCCAGCGGCAGGTCGCCGGCGGAATTGACCAGGGCATTCGGCATGCTCAGCGCCGCCACGAAGTCGTGAATACCCGTGTACTGGGAGAGTCGTCCGCACATGTTCATTCCTCCGGCTTTAGAGTGTAGCTGGGCGGTTCAGGCTTCGGTGCGAAACCGAGTCCACCGCAAGCCGCACAGTCGTCGCGCTTACCAAAGTGGTCCTGGCATGCCGAGCACGGAAGGAACTTTGCCATCTCAAAAAACGGCCTGACCTTTTCCATAATTGAAAAGTGCTTGTTCTCCGTAGCGACCTGCACCACGTCCAGCATCCAGCGGTACACGTCCGGATCCTCTGTGACCGGGTACACCACGCCCTCGACCATCCGTTCTGTCGCAACCAGATCGAATTGCCGACCGTCATCCAGCGTAAGGGTCAGCCCATCGATGCGACCGGTGGTATTGGCGTAGCTGAACTTCAGCATTAAGCCCGTTCCATCCCGGCATACCTTGCCGTCATAGGGTTGAAGTTTGTTCCCCAGATTGTTGTCGAGCATCAAAATTGAATGAAAGATTTTCCCAAACCTAGGGCCGCCGCCTTTCGGCACCACGTCATAGCCGTAGGACGGACGGTAGAGGATAGGACATGCCTGCAACTCCTCCACGGCCAGCCAATATGCAGCGTTCGCCATTTCATCCATGTCGAACTGGTCCAGGGGGTTGATCAGGCCTTCTTCCGTCAGTCGGGCTGATATCTCATGGAGCGTGGACCTGTGTCTCTCAGGAGACTGCATCCGAAAATCGTGGTCATCAAGGGTATCTCGCCAATGCTTGAGCCTTAGCGCTTTCGCCTGTTCGAAGTTCATGGTTGGGGTTCGCTTGCTGAATACTGTTTGGATATACAGTAATCGAGGGGCGATGATTCGGGCGAGGACTGGGCGACGAGCTGCGGTCTTTCAGTCAGATGACATCATTACTGCCAGGCTCATTTTGATGAATTCGTCGTTTAGGTCCAGGGTCGCCAAGGCTCCGCGCACATTGGCGGCCACCTGATTCGATCCCTGCTTATCCACCCAATTGGTCAGCTCCATGATGGCTGCTTCCAGGGCACGATGGTTTTCGTTGATCTTCGAAAGCAATGATGGGAGCAGGTCGAGATTGTGCATTGGCGACTCCTACTTCGGAGAAATAAGCGTAGCAGTTCGGGGAGTGTGTTCGGTCGGCAGAACGCCGGGGGGAGGATGTGACGGGAATGTGTCGCACATCGTGGTACAGTGTGACACGAAGCGCAAAAACTGAACGGTTGTGACGATTGCGGGCGCCGTAACCTATTGATATTGCAAGTCTTTACCTAAAGGCGCATGATTTAGGTTCCAGCGCCGCAAGGTGTGAGAGTTCGAGTCTCTCCGTCCGCACCATACAAGTCGCTATTTAAATAGCAGAGAACGGCGCAGTACCTGAAGAGGGCTGCGCCGTTTTTGTATTCATGATTTTTTTGTCGCCAACCCTGGTTCAGGGTTGTGCGGGGTGCCCGGGTCGTCACGATTGTGTTTCCTGATGATGCGCGGCATGCCCGTTGGTCTCCTCGCGAGACCGGATGCCGGGCGCGCGGGTTTGCTGCTCCTATATATAGAAGCATTGACCCAGAGCCTTGCAGCGACCGACTGTATTTGCAATCCGGGCGAGGCATGACCGTATGTCCGCTCCTAAATTCGGCGCCTGTTTCCAGCCCTTTTTCAGTAGGGTGACTTCTTGAGTTTGACCTACTAGAATGCATGCCCTTGATTCTGGGGTCGGAAACGCCCGGCCAACGTCTGTGCAACGA